GTCGGCAACTTGCGCCGCAGGCTCGTGGGGGGGGTGGGCCGCCCGTGCGTGTGCGGGCGCGTCCTCTTCGACGCGTCTCTCTGTCCGACTCAAGAGCTTGAGTGGTCAATAGTTGAGGACTCACGTTTGTTCAAACGGGTCGCTGGCCAGCCATCGCCGGTCAGTCCAACCTATGGTCTAGGGTCGGGCTAGACCTTAGGCTTGACACGGGTCCTACCCTTGTGCTTAGCTGGTGATGCAGCCCTCCGCGGTCAGCGCGGGTCGGGCGGACTCTTGACCCGGACGTGGCCGGGCACTTGGCAACGCTTGAAAACTCACCTGGTGGGACTCTCCGAAAGGAGGCTGGCCATGCCAGCACGTAGTTCCAACCGCAGTACCTCCCGGGCACGCAAGCCCGCGGAGGCCACGCCCGTTCCTGCGGACGCCGAGGTGGCGGAGGCGGAGGCGCAAGCCGCCGCAGACGCCGCAGACGCGGACGCCGCAGACGCGGGCGGGCAGGACAACCCCGGGGCGGACTCCGACCCGTTCACGCTCGACGCCCTGGTGGCAGCGAGCAAGGACAAGGACTCCGCGCTTGAGGATCCCAAGACGGTCATGGGACTCGTTCCCAGGATCGCCGCGGGACTCGAAAGCCTCACCCGGGTCAGCGATGAGGCACGCGCCATCCGGCTCGCGCTTGTGCCGCTGATCATGCAGGTTCGGATGTGCTTCACCTACCTGGGCAAGCCCGACGAGCACGGCAAGGGCAACGCCTACAAGCGCAGCTTCAATCGGCTGATCGTGCGCAAGGTTCACGCCGCGATCCTCGCCGCGACGCCGGACTCGAAAATCTCCGAGGACGACGTTGACTCCGCGCTTGCCTCCGTCCGCCAGAACGTCTTGGCAACGGAGGGTCGCAAGGACGTTGCGATCGTGGCTCGCGGGCACGCCGCAGGTGACATCTCAGACGCGGACTTCGCAGTCTGGGAAGAGCAGCTGGCGGGCGTGAACGGTGCGCCTCGCAAGCTGAGCAAGGACAACGTTCCTGCGGACGTGGCAACGTTCCTGCGCACCTCGTACAAGCACGCCGGGCAGAACGTCCCGCCCGCGTATGAGACTGCGACGGACAAGGCGGAGCGGGAGGCGGAGGCGGAGGCACGCCGGGCGAATCGCCCGACGGCGTCCGGTCCGAGCAACCCGGCCGCGGACATCTCCCGCGTCATGAGCGAGCTAATCGCGACTGCCGCGGGTCATCCCGACATCCTCGCTGAGCAGCTATGGCGCGGACTCTCGCACCTCTCCGACTCGCTCTTGGGCGTGCCCGGTGAGGCGCCGAGCACGTCGGACGTTCCGAACCGGATCCAACGGGTCATCCCGGCCGTCGACTCCCTCGGTCACCTCGGCGTCTTCACGGCCGCGGCGATGCAGGACAAGACGTCCAAGGAGTCCGTCGAGCAGTACCGCTACGTCGAGCGGAAGGAGTCGACCGAACCGGCCGACATCCTCTCCGTCCTGCGGGCGGAGATGACGTCCCAGAAGCAAGCCGCCGCGGACGCCGCGGCCGACGCCGAGGCAGACGCCGAGGCGCCGCAGACCAGCTAGTCACAAACAACACAAACAACGTCTGAGAGTCCACCAGGTGAGTCAAGCCAGCCCCCCGCGGCAGACGCCGCGGGGGGTTTTTTTGTGCCCGCGGCCGACCCGTTTGATCAAACGTGACTGCGCAAGCATTCGCCCGGGCACGCCCGTCTTTCTAAAAGACCGCGACGCGGGCGCGTAGGGACTGCCTCGCGTTTGGTCAAACGCAACCCCTTAGGTGTCTGACTTGACAACAGTGTCCGTGCCGGGATACGTTGTTTGAGCAGGCAACAAGTGTTGCCTGTCTCGGAATCCGAGACATAGCTAGCCGACGGGCTAGCGGAAAGAGAGGACGCTGTGACTCCACAGCTGAACTGGGAGGCGTCGCGCTGCGAGTGTGCAGGCTGCGGCGCCACAGTGATCCACGAGCTACGCAAGGGCGACGAGTCGCGCTGCCTAGCCGACGGGGATCTCTGCCCGTGCTGCGACCACCGCTCGATGCGGGTCGTCCACAACCCGTCCGTCGTCGCCGACATCGTCTGGGCGACACCGCGGGCAGACGAGCCGCAACGGCTCGTCCGGCACAAGTGATCTGGCACGGCTGCCGCGAGCTAGCCGCGTCGGCGCAGGTGCTCTACTGCGTCGTCCGCTACTGGCTCACCGGCCAGCTGCCGTTCTAGTCGGCGCCACACCAGGGGCCTCCTTCGGGAGGCCCTTTTTTTTGTGCTCTTTTGCAGGCTGATCACACACTTCTCGGAGTCGAAGTACCCGCGTGTGCTATGCGCAGGAACTCTTGACTTTTATTCCTTTCAAAGGATATAATGTAGTTGGAGGTTAGGAGAGTCGTCCCTGCCTCCGCCAGAGGCTCCGTTTGATCAAACGGATGCCGTTCCCGTCAAAGCCTGCCTTCCTGAGCAGGCAGGCGGAAAGGAGCCGACATGGCTCAGCACAGTAAGAAGGTCACGCCGATCGCGGAGGAAGAAATCCCGTTCGGCGACAGCGAGGTCGTTCGTTTCCCGATCACCTACGAGGTGGTCGTAGACGAAATCGAACTCTCACCCTACGGCGGCTTCAACCCCGTCGAATCGGCGCTGCTCGTCGTCGCGAACCAGCACTCGAAGCTGGCCGAGGAAGCGAACGGCACCTACCGCTTCGCGATCCCCGACCGCGGCAAGTTCGCGGTCACGCTCGACTTCACCCCGGACCCAGACCGGGTCCGGTCCTGATGTTGATCGAAGGGATCTACTGGATCGCAGTCGAGCTGGACTGCGCTCATCCGGAGGCGTCCAAGGTCAGAGTGATCGAGGACGAGCGGCAGGCGTTCTGGCTCAGCGGCCACTGGCTCGTCTACGAGAAGCTGCCGGGGATCGAACACCCCAAGTTCGTTCCGTACGAGGTTCGGCTCAAGGAACGAGCAGAACTGAGACACCCGGACGGCGCAGGCAATCGCGTTCACGGAGGCGAGGGCTGATGGCCGCTCCCTGGTTCCAGTTCCGGTTCACGGAACCGGCCGACGTGCCGGAACCGGAGCCGCTCAACCTGCCGCAGCTGATCCTGCGGTCGCAACGAAAGCACGTCCCGCTCGACCTCCCCGGGGAGCGCGAGCGGCGGCGTGACCGTGTCAGCACGTCCGTCTGCGGGAAGGGCCGCGTCTGCTCAGGAACGCCGCCCTGCCCCTGCTGGGACATCCGGGTTGTCGCACCCGAAGTCGTCTTCGGCGAGAAGCCCGGCAGTACAACCGAATAGAGCGGTAGAGCAGGGTGGTGGCTTCGGCCACCACCCCCTTTTTGTCTCTGCTGCGGAGAGGAGAATCATGAGCACTGCACCGAGGGCCATCCGTGGCGCGAAGATCGTCGCGCCCGGCATGGTCGTCATCCCGGTCGACGTCTACGGCGCCGTCAAGGGCCAGACGACCCAGAACGGGAAGACCGTCAACCTGCACAAGGACTGCAACACACCCGTCAACCGGATCCCGGTCTGCATGAAGTGTGGTGTCGTCAACCTCACCCCGGACGAGATGGTGCCCGGGGTCGAGCAGTCGAAGGGCGTTTTCGTTCCGGTCACGTTTGACGAAACGGAAGCCCCGAAGCCGACGCGGTCATCGGACCAGATCGAGGTCTACAAGTTCGTCACCGACGACCTGTCGCCGCTCCGCGTCAAGAAGAGCTACTGGCTCAAGCCGAAGGAGGGGTACGAAAAGCAGTATTCGCTGCTTCTGACATCGCTGATGGAAGCGGAGGTGGTGGGCTTCGGCCATGCCGCCTTGTGGCACGGCAAGGAACACCCTGTCGTCGTTCAGCCCTGGATCCAGGGCCTCGTCATGCACTACCTCCACCACGACGAGGACATGATCGACCCGGGCACGTTCGGCATGGCCCCGGACGGCCTCGTGATCCCGAAGGCGACCGAGAAGCGGACCGCCGCCCGCTACATCGAGACGTTCACGTCGGTGATCGACCCGGCCGAAATCACGACCGAAGCACGGCAGTGGCGCCAGCAGCAGATCGAGCAGCAGGTGCTTTTGCCGCACTCGCAGCTGCGTGACGCAGACAACAACCCGGTCGTGGACATCCTCGACCAGATGAAGGCTTCCGTGGCGCTGACGAAGCGGAAGCCTGCCCGCAAGACCACCAAGGCTGCGTCGCGCTAGGCGCGGCGGCAACAGCTACAACGACAACAGAGAGGGGCGGCCTCGGGGAGCCGCCCCTCGGAGAGAAAGGAGCGCACCATGACCGTTGGTGAGCTACGGCAGGCGCTGAACGGCGTCAGTAACGAGGCGACCGTTCACGTCTCGGTCACGTTCAGCTGGGACGGCAAAAGCGGCGGCGCCGTCGGTGCTGTCGCCGATGACTGCGAGGCTGACGGGGCACCGCTGGTCGAGAACAGCGAAGGGCTGCTGATCGTCGACCCCGCGAGGGCGTCCGACTTCTCGATCATCGGCGAGGACTCCTGCTGGGAGATCCTCACCGCTGCCTGGCAGATCACCGGCATCGACCTGAGGCCGCTGATCGACAACCCGTACGAGACATGGCCGCCCAGGGAGCCGGACGAGTGCGATCACAAGTGGCGCGACTACAGCGAGTACGGCGGCGACTTCCTGAAAACGCCGGTTGTCTGCAAGCACTGCGGGCAGCAGGCGCCGCCGGACGTGACCGAGTCGATCCTGGAAGAGGAACGGCTCTATCGCGACCGAGGGAAGATGCCGCCGCTTGACCTACTACCTCCCCGAAAGTGACAATGTCCTACTGCGGCCATTACTGGGCACAGGGCGGGGCCTGGCCCTGCACTGTGCTGGGAGCAGAACGACCCGAAGGGGGGAACGACATCGACCGTCAGGTAGAAGGTATGAGCACGATCCTGCGTGCGATCACCTTGTGTGAGTCCGCACTGCGGGCCTACGAGCAGGGAGCTACTCGCGAGCAGCTGAGCGAGTACATCGAAGCGATCCACGCAGCCCTACTCGCGTTCGGGGGAGGTGAGCAGGCGGATGAAGCCGAAGACAGTGCCGCAGGCGCTACGGATACTGAGGCGCCGCCTCCGCTTCCTTGAGCGGCGAGCAGAGGCGAGGCAGGGGATCGGCCCGGTCTACTTCGACCTGGAAGAGAAGTCAGCACTGGAACTCCTGATCAGCGAGGCCGAACGCCGCGAGGCACGACGAGTCAGGCGGCGCGAAAGGAGGCAGACAAGAGCAGACTGACCGATAGGGGTCGGTGAACAGCGAAACACCGGCATGAGCTAGGGGCCGTCTTCGGACGGCCCCTTTTTTTGTGCCATCTTCCGGTCGGCGATCAGCCGGTCATGCTCCCTGCTTTCTGTCAGCAGCTTGCCGACGTGGAAGCGTCCGCACAAGCAGCGGTAGACGCTCAGCCGCTCGCCGTGCTGGCGCGGGCTTGACTGCAGCCGTGTACGCGCCACCTTGCGGGAGACGTACGGCTCTTTCCAAGGCGTCGGGCACTCGTCCCTGCCCCCGCTCGCGAGCTTCTGCTTGCGCGCCAGCGCGAACGCCTTCTCCTTCCTGCTCCGATTCTTTCGCTTAGAGCGCAGAACTGTCAACTTGTTCCTGCACCTCCTAGGCTTGCAACGTCCGAGGCTTGTCGTATCCTGCCGATCATGCCAAACATTCGCGGCACCATCACGAAGGCCGCCCCTCGCATGATCGAGCGGAGAGATGGCTCCGGCTCCTTCCCACTCTATGAGGTCTGGATCGACGGGCAGGGGCCGTTCGTCGCCCGCAAGGACGTCTTCAACATCGCCCAGATGATGGAGAACACGCAGGTCGACGCGATCACCCGCGACGAGGAACGGAACGGCTACCTGAACCACTACCTCGACTTCGTCAGTTCGGCCGGGCAGACGACGATGCAGCAGCCGAACCCGGCCGTGCAGGCACAGCAGGCGCAGCCGCAGACGGCGCAGGAGGCCCTCAGCGAGCCGACGGCGGCGGAAGAGCGCAAGAACCTGTCGATCCACCGGCAGACCGCGACCAAGGTCGCCGCCCAGATCAGCAAGACCCAGCAGGAGTTTTGGTTCAACGTCGAAGAGCTTCTGCGCTTCTACCAGTCAGGCGTGAAGCCGTTCCAGAACCGGCCGGTGACACCCGACCCGATTCCCCGTGAAAACCACCAAAACGCCGCCGCCTACCGGCAGTACCGCGACGAGCCGGACAACCAGTACACAGGCGACCCCGGCTCGCAGCTACCGCCACCCGAGGACTCGGACATTCCTTTCTAATGACCCAGTTGATGTTCGACCCCGACGAGGGCGACCGGCAGGGCCAGGAAGGCATGAGCAAGGCGATGCGGGCGCTCAGGGTGCAGGCGTGGAAGCTGAAAGCCGCCGACTGGCTGACGACCGTCAGCCGCTTCCGTGACTTCACCGCCGACGATCTGGTCGCGGCGATCGGGCTGCCCGACATCGGCCCGAACCGCAACAACGTCGTCGGGGCGCTGTTCTCGGCCTGGTCGAGGCGGGGTCTTGTGCTCTGGACCGGCCGCTACGCGAAAAGCGAGCGGGTCGTCCGGCACGGCAACAACAACCGGGTCTGGCGGCGAGTATGAGGCCGAAGCCGCAGCTGAGGAACAAGAGGAACGGCATCGTCGTCAATCTCAGCGTCGATGAGGCAGCGACGGTCGAGGCGTACATGGAGGTCTACAAGGTCAGCCGCAGCGAGGCGATCAGGCAGATGATCCGTTTCTGGGAGGCGTCGTCTCGGCTCCTGATCGAGAGTTGGAGGCCGCAGCCATGAGGCTGTCCGGCTTCCACCTCCCGACCGACCACCTCTCCGCCACCCAGCTCTCCGTCGCGATCACCTGTCCGGAGCAGTACCGGCTCCGCTACTTGAAGCACGAGCCGGAGCGGCTGAACATCCAGAAGCTCGTCGGCTCAGCCTTCCACGGCGCAATCGCGGACAACTGGCGCTGGAAGCTCGCGAACGGGAATGATCTACCGGAGCGGGCCGCCCTGGAACGGCTGATGGGCGCCTGGGATGACACGATCGAACGGGAGGGTGAACCGGAATGGAAGGAACCACCGCAGCAGCTGTTCCAGGCGTCGAGCCTGATGCTGACCTCGTATCTGGACTCGGAAGCACCGGCTATTCAGCCGCTGGCAACCGAAACCTGGTTCGAGGAACGCGTCAGCGGCATTCCAGTGCCCGTGACTGGAGTCGTGGACTGCGAGACGAGGTCACGGATCCTGGAGACGAAGACGACACCGGCGAAGGTGACGACACCGAAACCGAGGTGGAGGCTCCAGGCGAGGATGTATCAGCTGAGCCTGAGGAAACCGGTGGAGCACCAGATAGTGACGAGGCAGGCGACGCCGAAGATCTACACGTCGGCGTCTGAGCCTGGCCTGCTGTCGCCGGTCGCGGACCCGGACCAGACGGTGCTGATCCTGAACCGGGCCGTCGCGACGCTGAACGACTACTACGCACGCTGGGGGGCCGACGAGCCGTGGCCTCCCAGCGGCATCCATCACGATTGGCTGTGCAAATACTGCTCGTTCGTCCCCAAGTGCTTCGCTTGGCAAGGGACTGATGGCCCATGACGCACGATAAGGCCGGTTACATTGCGTGAGCCGTTCTCATGGCGGCGGCTGATTTGTCGCCTGTTCGGACACCGGCCGCGACCTCCGATGCCGGGTGCGCGGCTGACGTTCTGCAAACGCTGCGGTTACGGAGTCGAACCGTGACGCTCGCCTGGGAGGGCACGGATGGCCCCTGACGGCCTCTACCGCGTCTGTAACCACCGCTTCTGTGCCGGGTTCGTCGTTGAGGGTGGCCGGGTGACGCGCTGCGCGCCGATCCTGCGCCGCCGCCTCAGCTTCTGGTTCCAGTTCGCAGACTGGATCGGGCCGTGAGCACGTTCCTGGTCGTCGTCTTCTTACGAAGGGAAGGGGTGGCTCAGAGATGACGAAGCTGCCGATTGAGGACCGGAACGTGCATGGCTTCGACGGCCCCGACTACCAGCTGCCCCGGATCTGCTCGAAGGGCGGCTGCTTCAACCAGAACGTCGACCGGCACCACATCTGGCGCCGCAGCGAGGTCGGGAACCGCAACTGGCTGATCCTCCCCGACGGGTCGGCGGTCGGCAACATCGTCACCTTGTGCCGGGAGCATCACCGGCTGATCACCGAGAACGAAGCCAGGATCGCCTGGTTCGGCGGGGCGTTCTACTGGGAGCAGGACGGCCACGAGTTCTTGCCGTTGGCGTTCCAGCCGCCGCACATCGAGGTCGAGATGGAGAACGTCCTGGACGTGGTCGGCCAGATCGGCGCTGAGGCGGCACTCGACGTCGTCTTCAACCCGGCGTTCGAAATGGCCGGGGAAAAAACGGAGCCGCTGCTGGAGAACGAGTGCCCGACCTGCAGGCAGCCGCTGCCTCACAAGCGACCCGACAGAACCGACAAAAAGGAGAAGCCGCGGCTGCGCCGCAGCTGGACGATCACCGTTCCGGCCGACAAACGCGAGAACGGCGCGGAAACGCTCGACACGCTCTTGGAAGAGGCGAGGCTGGAGATGGACCGGGCAGGGTTGGGCTACGGCCCCGAACGCAACGTCCGGTTCTTCGTGTTGGCTACCGTGCTGGGACTGTTCGTTCAACACTCAAGGGAGCTACTCGGCGATGCTTGAACCAGGCGACAAAAGGCACGGAACCCCGAACGGCTACAACAACCTCGGCTGCCGCTGCGACGCCTGCAGGGCCGCGATGACCTCCTACATGCGCGACCGGCGCTACAACTACGACCGCTGCGCCTGTGGCCGCGAGAAGGCCCGCCAGGCGGAGACGTGCCGCGTCTGCTTCTACGCAGCGACGGTGACGCCGAACCAGCACGGCACCGACAGCCGCTACTGCAAAGGCTGCCGCTGCCTGGAGTGCCGGGAGGCGCACCGGGAGGCGCGGGCACGGAGGCGCGAGCGTGCCGCGGCCTAAGTCGTTCCCGCGCCAGTGCTTCATCTGCGGCCGCAAGGGCACACGCTGGTTTGTGCGTTACGAGAACGACTGGGTCTGCCTGCGGCAGCTGTCGTGCGAGCTTCGCCGTGCCCGTTGGAATCGTCGCTTTAAGCAGGCGGCATGAGTCCGAGGCCCGACTACGACGACATCAACCGGCTGGAGCGGGAACTGTTCCCGGAGTGGTTCGAGGATGAGGGGGCCGAGCAAGCCGCTCCGGATGCGGGACGTTCCCGGCCCCCGGAAGATTTTCGCATCGCGCCCGGCGCCGTGCTGCAGATCGACCCGAATGACGCGGTTCACTTCTACGCCGCCTCGTCGATGGCGCCGTACAACTTCACGCCGGAGCCGAAGCCGAAGCCGTTGATCTACGGCCCCGACGGCAAGCCGCTGTGACGTGGCAGTGGGTCGTGTTCACGCTGATCATCTGCGCGACCGTCGTGATCGTCGCCGGGTTGACGCTCGCGTTCCGTGACAACCAAGTCATCCTCGAAGAGGACGATTAGGTGGTGTGCGACCTGCGGTCAACGCGTGTTGGTGAAGCAAGGTTTCCAGGAGCACAAAGAGAACGGCGTCGAGGCGTGCTGGCACCTGCCGCAGTGCCCGGCGCCCTGGCACCTGTTCGGCCATGCAGCGACTGCCCGGGCGGACGATGTCCCTGCAAAAACGTGACTTTTACCCCCCCTATGTGTTATACTTACTATGGTAAGGAGGTGAGGATCTACTGCAAAGGCGATCCCGCCTCGGCCGTCTTCCTAGGCCGCGACTGGCACTGCCTCAGTTGCGGCGAGCAGGTGGCGGTCGTCCTTTAGCTGCTGCGTCGCGGACGCGACCATCGCCAACGCCAGCTTCGAGATGCCGCGTTGTTCCGCGACCTGGAGCGATGCGAGCATCACCCCGTCACCCGGGTAGACGACCTCGTCGAGCAGCGCCCAGCGGCCCTGCTCGTCGGTTCGTTCGATCTGGGTGACGGCTGCCTGGTAGCGAACCAGCAGCGCCTCAGCCTCAAGCGGGGTCATTCACAAACCATAGAAGGAGACACGGATGAACGAGTTCAAACCGGACTGGCTGCTTCCCCCGGAACCGGAGGGAGACGACGAGCCGCAGGTGCGAACGATGTACAACGACGCGGTCAAGAAGCACATCATCGGCGGCAAAAGCACACCGTGGGAGAAGCTGCCGGAGTGGACGCGGGAGTCGTGGCGCCGGGAGTTCCGCTATGGCGACTAGCCTGCCGATGCCGGAACCGAACCGGTGGGCGCACCCGACCGGCAAGTACCTGTTCTACATCTGGGACACCTCGGACGTGCCGTTCGTGCAGCACCCGGCCGACGACGTCGTGATCATCACACCGACGTTCGACCATCTCCACATCTGGGGCCGTCAGATGCAGGAGGACGACGACGAGCGCCGCGAGGGCAGGGTGTTCGGCGAGTGGTTCTCGACCGCCTGCCCGGGCGGCGAGCTTGGCACCGTCGACCTCGACGAGGTCGGCTTCATCAGCGAGCAGGAGTTCTCGGACGCCTACATGCGCGGCTGGGAGCCGGAAGGGGAGTGATGCCGTACGCCGATCGCGAGCGGCAGCTCGCCTACATGCGTGACTACAGCCGCAGGCGTGAGCGACGGCTGCGCAACGAGCAGGTGCTGACGGTCGCGGTGGCGGAGGCGATCCTCGCCTTGGCCGCCTGCGACTCGAAGCAAGCACTCGACATTCTAACGGAAGCGTTGGACAAGACGTCGAAGGAGGGATGATGCCGTTCAGAGACTATGAGCGGAAGCTCGCCTACCAGCGGCAGTGGTACGCGGCTCACCGCACCGAAACGATCGCGAAGATCAAACACCGCCAGCGCACCGAGTACGCCGGTGTCTGCCGCAACTGCGGCGGCCCGACCGTCGGCCAGTCGAAGCACGACCGGCCGGAATGGTGCGCGAAACCAGCCTGCGCCTCGGCGCAAAGGAGGAAGCGATGAAGATCGAGCAGCTGGTCGAGGTTGGCACGACGCTGGAAGAGACGCTCGACGAACTGGACGAAAAGGGGTTCTCGGTCGCCTATTTGAAGGTCCGGATCGAGGCTGATCCGTCCGTCGATGTTGTCGTGACGGCCAACCATGACGTCTATGCGGTCAGGGTTGGGGCGCCGATCTAGCTTGACAGCAGTACCACCCATTGATAGGATATAGATAGTAGGAGATGTCCTTCTTGCAGTGAAAAACGCGGAGGGACGGAGAGGTCCCGTTTGAACAAACGGGTCCCGTACAAGGGGCCGCTGAGGCGCGGCCTGACAATCGAAGGAGGAACAAATGAACGCAACCCAAGGCGTCAAGCCTGCGGTCGCCGTCCTGCCAGACCTGGAGGCGAAGCGGGCGCACGCCGAGTGGCCGTTCGACGTCTACCTGGTACCGCTCGATGTCCTCATCCTCGACGACTACCAGCGTCCGCCGCATCACGAGTTCATCGCCCACGGGGCGGCGAACTTCGACGAGACGCTCGTCGGGACGATCGACATCGCGGAACGGTCGAAGGGGAAGATCTACGCGATCCTCGACGGACAGCAGCGGTTCCACATGATGCGGCAGGTCGGCAAGTCGGCCTGCTGGGCGGCGGTCTACACCGGCATGAGCCTGCAGGACGAGGCCGGGTTCTTCTACCGAAAGAACAAGGACCGCAAGAGCATGAACCCGTACTACTCGTTCCGGGCACGCAGGATGGCCGGGGACGAGGAGGCGGGGACGATCACCCAGATCGTCGAGATGGAAGGGTTCAGCCTCGGCCCGGTGTCGAACGACGACACCGTCATCGGTGCGATCCGGGCGGTCGAGCGGGCTTACCAGATGCCCGGCGGCGAGATCCGCGACAACTGCCTGCAACCCACCCTGGCGCTGCTCAGGGAGGCGTTCCGGGGCCGCAAGGGATCGTTCAACGCCTGGGTGATCCAGGGCTTCGGCCGTTTCTGGCAGGCGTACCCAGACAACGAGGTCAACATGGAGCGGCTGATCCTCGGCCTGCAAGAGATCGGACCCGCGGGGCTGCTCGCATCAGCCCGCGACTCGGCGATCGGCCAGCCGCGGACAACCAAGGGCGGCGTCTCGCTGCCGATGATGGTCGCCCGCGAGGCGGTCAAGGTCCACAACCGGGCGCTCGGCCAGGTCGACCGACGTGAACGGCTCGACGTGAAGAGGCTGCACTGATGCCTCGGATCGAGAAGGGCGAGCACCGCACCCACGCTGAGCGTGGCCCGTCCGGCCTGTTCAAGACCGAGAACTGGCAGCCGAACGCGCTCGACCTCGACATCCTCCGGATGCTGCCGGACGAGGGGGCGATGAGGGGCCGCTACCTGCCCGACATCGTGAAGGTCGTCCACATCAAGAAGGCGCTCGACCCGACGCTGCCGTCGGCGTTGATCAGCACTCGTCTGCGTTACCTCTGGGACGAGGGTTATGTCGTCAAGGTCGACGCGATGCAGAAAACTGCGGTCGGCTGGCAGCGGACAGCGGCGGGCAAGAAGCTGGCGACCCAGGGGACGCTGGCAGAGAATGACGAATGAACCATGTGTCAGCACGACAAAGAAGGAGGGCATGTTGCAGTGGTTGTCGCTTGGCTTCTCTCTCTGCGCTGTGCTGCTGGCGCTCAGAGCGGTGAAGCTGTCACACAAGGCACTGCGACGGCGTAACCAGCCGGGGCCGCTGCCGACGACACCCATCACGTTGCCGTCCGCGAAGCAGACAGCGGGCGGCATCGGCGGTCACGTCAACGTCCTGCCGAAAGGAGGTGAGAGCCAGCGGAACGCAGAAGAGATGCGAACTGGGATGAAACCGTAGAGCGGTTCTGGGGCCACGTCGTCGTCGATGGCGACTGCTGGCTCTGGACGCGAGCGAGGCGGAATGGCTACGGCCGCTTCAAGCTGCGGGGACGCTACTACTCCGCTCACCGCTTCGCCTGGGAACTACTCGTCGGCCCGATCCCGCCGGGCATGACGCTCGATCACTACGCCTGCATCCGGCGGGCTTGCGTTAATCCCGACCACCTAGAAGTGGTCACGCTAGGCGAGAACACCGCACGTGGGAACCGTCGCGTGCGCTTCCGCCATCGACTCGGAGGAGGTGGTTAGCAGAAGCGACCAGACCGAAGGACCGCGTCGATCTGACGGCGCGGCACCGACGACCTGGAGGTGATTAGTGAGATGGTCACTACCTGTGCTGGCGGCCCTGCTGCTGGCCGCCCCCGCTACGGCGGGATACAGAGGGTTGCAGTCGATCCGGTACGCGAACGCCTGGTGTGAGTCGCGTGGTGACATCCACGCGATCGGCTACCGCGGCTGGTACCGGGGCAAGTGGCAGTTCGACCAGGCGACATGGGACGCTTTCGCGCCGTGGGCGTGGAAGGGACATGACCCAGCCTGGGCGCCTGAATGGGTTCAGGACAAGGCCGCGTTAGCGGTCACGTACGATGCCTGGCCGAACTGCTGAGTTTGGCTGCGGGCCGGACGCGTCGGGTTATCTCTCATCCAGATAGTCGCCCGTCGCACCTACATGACCGCAGCTTCAAGTTCCTGTGCTGACACAGGGAACCTGGGGGGCCGTGTTGCGGCGGCCCCCCAGGAGCTTGCGTTGTGTCCACGCCAGCCCACGTTCCGGGCGGGGCAGCCTCGATGTCACAACTCTCGGGAAGGACGCGTGACATCGACCCCGCCTGGGCTGGCGTGGACAGAGCGCAAGCTCACGCTCTCCCGGATAGAGCCGGGAGCGGGGCGGCAGGCGAGCATGTCGGACTGCTCGGCGCAACCTGCCGCCCCGACATCAGAAGGAAGGAGAACCATGAGCGACTACCAGTTGCAGATCGCTGACGTGCTCGCGCAGGTCAACGTGGTCCGTGACCGGCTCGGGTTCAACAGGCTGAGCGAGCTGCCGTCCGCCCATCAGGGCGACCCGGCCGCCTGCCTGTTCTACCGGGGGCTGATGGACTGCGGCGTCACCGGCGTCGTCGGCGACAGCATCTCGTTCTCGTCGGATCGCTTGGCGTCTGTGTGCGCGGAGATGTGGGGCACGCGGGCGAACGGGGCGCAGGTGGTCCCGCCGCGGCAGATGCGCAAGACGATCGTCGACTTCGACGAAGGGAAGTTCGGCTACTACAACGACCGGCTCTAGTGGTCGACCCGAACAAGTACCTGTCGAACGTCTACATCACGACAAACGCGGCCACGTCGACGACAAACGCGGCCACGTCGAACGTCTGGTGGGGGCCAAAGCCGAAGGAGAAGGGGGTGAAGATGGCCACGAAGGTGGGGCCTGTCACGGCGAAGTACGACCAGTGGTACGCCGCGCAGCAGCTACGCACGATCCTGCACGCGGCCTTGGAGAACGGCGTCCCGATCGGGAAGTCGAGCAAGCTGACAGCCAGCAAGAAGTCGAAGCTGCTCAGCTACCACCAACTGAACCAGATCCGGATCGACGAGGTCGAGAGTCTCTGCGCCCAGCTCGACGAGCTGGTCCGGGCACGGAAGGTGAAGGGTCCGCTGGAGCTGACGCAGAAGATCCGTGTGCAGGTGCGTCACATCGCGATCAACGACAACAACCAGAAGTACCACATCGAAGACACACCGGTGCCGTCCTCGGCGCCGGACGACTGGCAGACGAAGATGAAGCTGCTGTACGAGCTGGCGCAGTGTCTGCCGACCCAGCCGAACCTGCCCTCGTCGAGGGCAGAAGACACGGTGCAGGCGATCTGCGCGTTGCTCCGCAACCACCAGGTGCCCGGCACCGACGACCTCTCGATCGCAGCGAAGGAGGTGCTAGGGAATGGGTCGAACCAAAACACAGAAGAGCCAGCCGAAGTCGGAGTCGACCACGACGACGACGGACAGCCCTTCTGAGAACGAGCAGTTCGAGAAGGAGATGCTGGAAGGGTGGCAGTTCGGGTCCACCTACAAAGACAAGACCCCGTTGGACTTCATCGCCGACACGAAAACCGGGATCCGTCCGGGGGCGGCGCAGTTCGGAGGCAAGAAGCCGAACGGTGTCGCGACGATCGACATCTCGAACGGGATCGAGCAGTACATGGTGATCCCGCCGGTCGCGATCTGGAACATGGGCAAGTGGTACGACGAGCTGTCGAAGGAGGCCAAGCAGGGGCTTCGGGTCGAGAAGTCGGACGAGCGGCAGGCGTACGTTGTCCCGGGTGACGGCACGCCGGGCAACTACATGCTGCGCATGTACATCGTCCCGAAGAAGATCGCGGAACACGCGATCTGCGACCACCCGAAATACTGGACGAAGTTCCAGCGGGAGAAAGGAGACAACGACAAACCGGCGCTGTACGGCGCCAGCTACACCGGCTGGGGCGGCTACCAGTCGACCCATGTCGTGAAGAAGCCGGAGCCGCCGAAGCCGCCGCCGCTGCCGCAGGGGATGCTGATCCGCTGCCCCGGCTGCGGCCACTTCTTCGACGGTGAAACGCAGCTGTCCGGACACGCGAACTACTGCTGCCCCGGCAGTGACAACTGGGGGACGATCGACGGTGCCGACTGGGTGGTCAGGTGCAAGTGCTGCAACACCCTGGCCGAGACGGCGCTGTGCCTGACCGGCTACCCCCGCAAACCGAAAGACGAGAAGAAGGAGGTTGCCGTTGAACAAGCTGTACCTAGTGGTTAGAAACGGGAACCGGTTCCCGGACCCGACCAGGACAGAGGCGAGGCTGCCCAGTATGGCTCTCGGCTTCGGCGAGTGGAATCTCGCCAAGGCGTTCATGGGTAGGAGTTGGGCGATCCTCGGCGCGAAGTCGTATCTGCTCAGCCACGACGCCCATCTCGATGTCATCGAGGGGTTCGACCTGGAGGACATCGAGTCCCAGCTGGGCGAATACGACAGGGCGAACATCGTCTGGTGTTCGTCGAACCCGGAGTACGAAGGGGTCGAAGCGTACGAAGTCCATCCCTGGTACGAAACGATCAAGGAGGTTCAAGTGGCGTTACAGCATGATGGTGTGCAGTTGCCGCAGCCGATCAACGCGAACCGCGAGCAGGTCGTGGCTCGGCTGCAGGAGCAGCTCGACGAGGAAGAGAAGGAGCGGCAGGTCGTCGAGGCGAAGGAGCGCGAGGCCAGGCACGGCGTCGCGCAGTTCCTGACCGACCACGACGAGGAGGTCGTCGAGTACATCGGCCGCACCTTCGGCGGCTCGTGGCGGCAGGTGGAAGAGCGGCTCGCGGAGATGTTCAAGGACGACGCCTACAAGCCCGCGAAGCTCAAGAAGGGTCGCAGGGAGACGGACCTGGAGAAGATGGTTCGGGTCCTCGGCATGTCGAGCGACGAGACGATCGAGATCCAGCCGACGTCTCAGATCTTCGACCTGCTCTAGGGGGCCTCGTTCTCTGAGGCTGAGAACCTAGACGGAACGCTAGCGATGAGGCCCCCTCGAAAGAGGGGGCCTTTTTTTATGCCCCTAGTCTTTCAGGCAGGTGTAGAGCGTCGTCTGCCCGCCCGGATGGTTGATCACCACGTCACCGGGGGAGAACCCGGCGGGGCAAGCGGTGGACCCGGCCGGGCCGGGCGGCCCAGGGGGACCGGTTGGTCCCGGCGGTCCGGCCGGTCCTGTCGCCACGTTGATCGTGACTGTCCTTGTCGCCTGCGTCGACCCGCCGATCGCTGTCGCCGCGAGGAAGCCGCCGCTACCCGCCAACGTCAGGGCTGCGATAAGTAACGTCACGGGGTTTCTCACGGACGATCCTCAGTCCTTCCCGGAAGGCTTCGAGTCGCTTGTCGCACTCTTCTCCTGCCCGTTTCCGTTCGGCTTTGACGAAGTAGACGGCGGCGGCGAGGCTTCCTCCCCCCGAAAGAAGCGCACCAGCCGCCGCCACCAGGTGCGGATCAAGGCTCCGCAACCCGCACGAACGTCGTCGCTTGGCTGTTGGCGTTCCGTGACCGGCGCATCACCTCGCCGCCGTTCGAGTCATTCGAGGTCGACGTGTTCCCCTCGACCGCGTTGAAGGCGACACCCGACGTCCACTCCTCGAAGAAGCCGACGTGGTCGTACTCGCCGTTCCACTGCCAGTCGTAGCAGACAAGGTCGCCCGCCTTCGGGCTGCCGGTCACGCTGAGGCCGTTGCGTCCGTTCCTCGCGTCGCTGACGATGTAGGGAACGTAGCTGTAGTCGATCCCCTGCGTGAACGTGTCGGAGCCGGGGCCGCCGGGGGAGTCGTAGCACCAGGTGCAGAACATCGCGCACCAGGGGCCGACCATCCCGTACCAGCTCGTGTACTTGCACTTGTTCGACTCGGCCGGTGACTCCTTGACGCCGATCTGGGTGACCGCAAGGTCGAGGGCGCGCTCACGCTTGGTCTTCTGTGGCGGCGGTGGCGGGTGGCTGTCGTCGTAGGCGCTGTTGATCAGGTTGACGGCAACACTGTCCATCGCCATCTCCCCGGCGTGGGTGCGGCCCTGCGGCACCTTGACGGAGCGCATGAAGTTGAACGTCTGCTCGCCGACGTTGCCGGTCGGGTCGATCGTTCCCGACCAGTGCTGCAGCCCGGCGATCCCGGCGTGGTCCTGGTCGCCCCAGCCGTCTCCGTGCGCGAACCGGTTCGAGTAGCTGTCGTCCCAGCCTTCCGGGTCCCACGGCCAGGCCCCAATCCTGGCCGCTGTCCGCTTCAACGCAACCACGAAGTCGCTGTCGGGTGACGGCCCCTTGCTGCTGTCGGGCGGGTACAAGGGGCCGGGGAACCCTTTCACTTTCACCATCGGTCCGCCCTTCGGCGGGTTGTCGTTCCATCCCATCAGTAGCTCGTGTTCTTGATCAGGTTCTGGAAGCTGTAGTCGCCGGGCGGTGTCAGGTTCGCGGACGCGATGCTCGGGGCCGCGGTCGTGATCGGTGCGAGCTTCGACGGTACCGGCTGCGGCGGACCGAGCCTGCCCGCTCGTGCGACCTGCTGGAGCGCGTTCACGAACGCGGCCCGGCTCGCTGTCTTCACCGCCGGGGCGTAGTACGGCAGCAGCGTCACCCCGCCACCGGTGCCGCCGACGGCGTTGCCCCAGTTGTCACCGCCTCCGCCTCCGGTTGGCATCCCCGGCAGGTGCTGGTAGCCCTGCGCGTAGTAGGCGGCGTTCTCGCCGCTCTTCTCGACGGCGGCACCGGCCGCACCAGGAACGATCGCACCTGGGTGGGAGCGGTAGTAGCTGAGGTAGTCGGGCAGGATCGCGCCGATGTTCGCTCGCGGGTTGAAGACACCGCCGAGCGCCTTCGCCTTGTCGATGTAGCCCTGCGACAGCAGCTGGTACAGACCGGCGGCGGTCTTCCCTTCCACGTACGGCTTCCCCTGGCTCTTGCCGTACCAGTTCGTCGGGTCGAAGCCGGACTCGCCGTACTGGACCGACGCGAAGTCTTTCGCCTGCGCCGGGGTGGCGCCCTGCTGGATCGCCATCTGGTAGGCGAGCAGCGCACTCGGCGCCCAACCGGCAGCCGTGTAGGCGCTCGCGAGCTGGCGGGTGTCTCCTGTGGGAGCGGGGCTGCCGCCGGGGTTGTAGATGCCCTGGTACATCCCTTCGTGGATGTGCGGCTGCCACCAGCCGCCCGGGACCTGGCCGACGGTGCCGATCTGCTGCCCGGCGGTCACCGGCCCCGTCGGGACGTTGCCGCCGAGGTGGGTGAGGAAGTAGGTGCGGTCGTTCGCTCCCTGCAGGTAGGCGGTTTCGCCGCCGACGCGCTGCTGCTGGTTCCACGGGATCATGTGGACATCGACGATGTTGCCGCCGACGGGGGCGAGCACCGGCGTGCCCGGGTTGCCGAACACGTCGATCGCCGGGAACCCGGAGAGGCCCGCGGTCTGGTGGGTGGCGGCGAAGTTGCGGAGCAGCTGCAGTGTCGCGCTGTCAGCCATGCGGGTGCTTCTCCAGCCAGGCGATGTAGTTCGCCATCGGAACGTTAGTTGCCCGCGGGCCGAGGTTGCCCCAGACGCCGAACTGGAGCAGGTCGCGGATCCAGTTCTGGTTCGGGTAGATCGCGGTCGGCTTCGCCTGGTTACGGAGATGCCTGACGAGCGTCCTGATCGCATCGGTGCCGGTCAGGTCGTTCCACGCTGTCCGCAGCGGCGACTGCGTTTTCAGGACCTTGCCGCTCTGGTTCTGGCCGGTGATGCCGCCGGTGATGATGTCGAGCATCGCCCTATCAGAAGGCGACATCTCGCTCGCGAAGTTAAGGGCGGCGTTCGGGTTCCTCTCGACGATGTTCAGGAACTCTTCCGCGACGTGCGCCGGTGTTTCCAGGATCGAGAACGCGTTCGGGTTCTGCGTCTGCGCAACTCCGGTCTTCGGGTTCATGCCGTGGAGGGCGAAGATGCCGCGCAGATCGGCCGGGAGAGCGCCCAGCATTTCCTCGGTGCGCTTGTTCTCCAGCCGCCCGCCCTGCGCCTGCAGCCCGGTCGCGATCGGGTGCTCCTTGTAGACCTGGGCGGCGTAGCGGGTCGCGCCCTTGATCCACGGGTAGAAGAAGATCAGGCGACGCATGATCGCCTGCTCGTTCGGCGACAGGAACTCGTAGTTGATGATCGCGTCGTTCGCCCGCTGCGCGATGTCGTTGAACTGATCGCGCAGCTTCGGGTCCTTGAGCAGATGCAGGATGTCGTCCTTCGACGTGAACCCGGCGACGGCAGCCTCATGCAGGAAGCTACTGACCCGGAACGGCTCATCGACGACCTTGCCGTACTTGCGGCTGAGCCAACGCGACCCTTGCTGGATCCGGTTGAAGGCGGTGCCGGACACGTCACCGATCACCTGGGCGCCGCCCTCCCCCATCCCTGACAGGAGCCGCTGCCTGGCTTCCTGCGGTAGCCGGTTCCAGACAAAGAGGCTCTTGCCGAGGTTGTACGGCATCATGAACCCCTGCTGCACCAGGTTCAGAGCGACGTTACCCAACGCGTTCGGCAGGATGTAGGCGGGCTTGAGGTACAGCATCGCGGTCTTGTTGATCGTGTTGATCGCGTCGATCGAGCGGACGATGCCGCGAGCGACGGGGCTGGCTGAGAGCAGCCCGATCAGCGGGTTCTGCTTGTCGAGGCCGCCGAGCAGGCGGCTGTCGGCCCAGCCGTAGCCGTGCGGCGCCGTCTCGTTGTTCTTCGCCATCCCGATCACGTCCCGGAACTCCTGCGCGGCCCGGTCCCAGATCCGTTTCGGGAACAGCCCCTGCCTCGTCTCCTCGTAGTTCATCCCGAGGGCTTCCGCCTCGCTCTTCGACAGGTCCTCTGTCTCCCCGGCTCGCTGCATGAACCGGTCGGCCTGGGTGCGGGTCATCACGTTCGGCAGCCCGGGCTTGCGGACGAGCGTCCGGTACCGCTCCGGGATCAGATCCGGGGTCTCCTGCAGCGACCCGAGGATCCGCTGCCAGTTCTGGTGCAGCGCGATGTAGCGTTGCGCCTCCGTGTAGGTCTGCGCCATCACCCGGGCGGTGTTGATGTCGCCGCCGCCGCCGCGGAGGATCTCGGCCTTGTACGGGTGCGTGATCGTGCCGGGCGCACCAGGCTTGCCGTGGCCGCGGTAGGCGCTCCGGAAGCCGACGGTGCCGAGGTTGCGGATCTTCGCCAGGGGCGGCAGGTCGTAGTGGACACGCGCCAGGTTCGCCTTCTGGATCAGCTTCTCCGCGACGTCCTGCGGCATCAGCGGGTTCTCCTGTGCCCGCTTGATCGTGTCTTGCATCCTCTGCCAGACCGCTGGGTCGTTCGGGTGCAGCCGCTGCACACCTGCCAGCTTCTTGATGTTGTGCTGCAGCGACTCCTCGTAGAGCGGCAGCTCCTTGTACATCATCTCGTGCTTCGGCGCGATCGTGCGGGCGATCTCCGACGCCGGACTCAGCACGTCGGCACCGACGAACGCCGTTGAGCGTTCGTTCGACATCGTCCGGATCTGGTCGACGTACTTGTCGATCGTGGTGCCGTGGAACTGCGGCGCGATCTCGGGCACCTGGTAGCTGCGGGTGACGCCGTCATCGCCGACGATGTCATGGGTGACGTTCTGGAGGTACTGCTGCGCCTCCGGCAGCAGGCCAAGCCTGCGCTGCGTCTCCTTCTCGATCCTCGGTGTCACCTTCACGTCAGGGTGCCGCCCGGCGAGCACGTCGGTGTGGTACTTGGCGAACTCTTCCGGCGTCACGCCCTCCAGCACCATCCGGGCGGCGAGGTGCATCCCGTCGGGGACGTTCTTGAACTGCTTCCAGAGGCTCTGCGCCTCGGATCCGAGGCTGGTGGTGCGCTGAATGTTGGCGGCGGTCGCGGCGCGGCTGACACGGCTGGACTGGCTGCGCCAGAACGGCGGCAGCGCCCGCCAGACCGGCGGTGGCGCGGCGCGGCCGTTCGCGGTCCAGTGGTCGTAGGCCCGGTCGACGAGCTTCTGCGCCGCCTTGATCGTCGGGTCGCGGCTGTAGATCCAGCCGTGGACGACGTCGCCTTCCGGGGTGCGGAGCAGCCGCTCCTGCCGCGGGGCGCCGCGGGTGATGTCGAGGCCGATCTGTTTCGCGTACGGGACGGCTTCCCCGGACGGGCTGATCGCCCGGCTGAACTCGTCGCCGCGGCCCATCGAGCGGGCGATCTCGCGGGCACCGGCGAGGTCACCGGCCGCGAGCGCGGGCCGGGTCGCTTCGGCGAGGTCGGCGGCGAGCCTGCCGCCGCGGGCGGCTGTTCCTGCGAGCAGCGCGGCGCGGCCTGCGATGGCGCCGGGGATCGGCAGGAACGTCAAGGCGTCCAGGAACGTGTTGCCTGGGTGCCGCAGCGGATGCTGGACGTCCGTCCACATCTGCTGCCCCATCGCCTCGCCGATCCGTGGCAGCTGCGACAGCGTGTCGATCGGGTTGTGCGTGAACGCGTACTCGCTGCCGTGGATCATCGCCCCGGCAGAGCCGGTGAACGCGTCGATCAGGTCGTTGACGAACTGGCCGCCGATGTGTTCGACGTTGCCGAGGAAGCTCCGGTGCGCCGTCGTGGTGACCGGGACGCCGTTGATCGTGATCGGCGTCGCCACGGCCTACGGCTTCCAGTTGCCGGTGTACTGAGGGTCGTTCGGGTTCAGGTTGTGCAACGCACCCTGCAGGATCTGGCCGCCCTTGAAGTCGTTCATGTACTGCTCGCTGTTCGTGACGACGAACGCGGTCGCTTGCGGCCGGGTCCAGTTGGTGCGCGACATGACCATGTCGATCTCTTGCTGCAGCGTGATCTTCGGGTTGTTCGGGTCGTCGATCCACTGGCCGCCGCCGGGCAGCGCCGGATTCTTCTGGAAGATTTGTCCGGCCAGCCCGTCGTTTTGGATCTTGTTGCCGAGCTGACGAACGTCCGCGTTCGAGAGTCCCTTCGCGGTCGTCGGCGCCGGAGGCAGCACCTGTATGCGCTCACCGGTCGACGGGTACCACGCGAACGTTCCCTGCTTCTCGTTGCCGACCATGACCGGCCGCTCCGGCTTGTTCGTGGCCCCGGCCGCTTTCAGCGTGGCGGCGTTCGCCCGGCCAGCGCCGATCTGCAGCTGCGCGGCCTGGTACGGCGTGATGTTGTACATCTTCGCGAGGTTGATCAGGTTCGTCGCCGTCGCCTGCGCGTTCTTCTGGGCGCCGCTCAGAAGCGTGTTGTAGTAGCTCTGCGTCAGCGGCCCGATCTTCGCCTGCTGCGCCTTGATGTCCGGCAGCAGCTTCGCCGCCGCCGCTGTCCCGGCGCCCTGGGCCAAGAGGGCGCTCTGGTTCGCCTGCCCCTGCAGGATCCCCGGCAGCGTCGCCGCCTGCCCGATCAGCCCGAACTCGCCGCCGAGCAGCCCTGTTCCCTGCCCCGGTGCTGTGCCGGGTGTGCCGACGTAGGCGGCGGTGTTGCCGACGAGCGCGTTCCGCATCGACTCGGACAGCAGCGGCGGCCCGCCCGGCACCATCCCGGCGACGTTGACACCGGACGAGGTGATCGGGGCGCCGCCGCCCGTCGCCGGGTTCGCTGCGATCTGGTTCGCCTGCGTCTGCGCGATGTTCTGGATGTCACCGGCGTAGCCTCCCGCCAGTCCCGACAGTGTCCGGGCGGCGGTGTCGTAGTTCGACTGCAGGATCCCGGGTAGCGCCTGCGCGAGCTGCGCTGAGGCTTTGCCGCCCATCAGGTAGTCCTGCGCGAGCCGGTTCGCCTGCGCCTCTACCATCTGCTGCTGCCGAACCAGCTCCTTGACGTTCTGGGCGACCTCAGCCCTGGCCTGTTTCGCGGCGGCCTTCGACAGCCCCTTCGTGTTGATGTTCATCACCGACGCGACCTGCTTCGTCAACGCCGCCAGCGCCTTCGGGTCGAACTGCGGCAGCGTGGTCGGGTCGATCAGCCCCACCGGCAGCCCGACGTTCCCTTGCGTCTGCCGGGTGACGGTCGGGTCGGCCGGTGGTGCCCTGCCGGTTCCGGGCTGGTAGCCCATGCCGCCGGGGAGATGGTTCGGGTCGCCGTAGTTCGGCGGCGGCGGCGCGTACGGGCCTCTCAGCCCGATCTGCATCCCGTTGCCGACACCGAGGTTGACTCCCTGCGTGTTCAGGGCAAGCCAGTTGCTGAGGCTCGGACCCGTCGAGCCGATCCTGACCGGCGGCGTGTCGCCGCTCGTGTCGGCCCGCACGTTCGGGTCGGAGCCTTGGTTGACGTACCAGTTGTCGTACCCGGCGCCGCCGTGGTAGTAGGCGGCCGGTGGCACGCTCGCCATCGAGTCGCCCGGCTGCCGCAGCCCCTTCCACCAGCCCGGCCGGGTGACCGCGGGGCTGCTTCTACCTGGCGCGGCCGGGCCGAGCGGGACAGCCATCTACCACTCACCGCCGCCGTAGTAGTACGGGCTGCTCCTAAGCGACGTTGACTTCTTCGGCATCACCACCGCCGGTGCTGTTGTCGAGCCGGTGAACCCGCCCGCGCCCTGCCCCTGGTACGGCGCGTAGTAGGTCGGCGCGTCCGGGATCGGCTGCGTCAGCCCGAGGCCGATGTCGGGGTTGTCGGCGTAGCCGCCCCAGCCAGCGTCGGTGTCGCCCGGCTGCGGGCTGTACTGCGGCTGCTGCGCCGCCCGGGCGGCGGCTGCTGCTGCCGCTGCGGCCTTGGAGCCGAACGGGTCGAAGTCGCTGTTCTGGATCAGGTTCATCATCCTGGTGAACGCGTCCTGGTTGTACTGGCCCCACTGCCCACCCGCCGTCTGCAGGTTGCCGAGGAAGTTCCCGTACAGGGTGTTGAGGTTGCCGAGGAACGTGTTCGCGGCGTCCTGCTGCGCCTGGTTCGCCTGCAGCTGGTTGTTCGCCTGCGACTGGGCGATGGCGCCGGTGTTGCCGTAGGCGCCGTAGCGGGCGAGGCTGGCGGCGTTCTTGTTGCGGAGCTGGTCCGCGATCTGCGCGAGGGCGCTGAACTTGTTCCCCTGCGCATTGGCAACAAGGGTCGGATCAAGCAGGGCGGAGCCGAGCGACTGGCCCAGGCTCGGGGCGGCGTCGCCGAGGTTCGTCACGAACCCGGTCGGCCCCTCGCCGAACATGCCAGCGGTCATCAGGTTCCCGGACGCGTCCCTGGGGGCGCCGCCGTACTGCAGCTCGTACTGCTGCGCCGGAGACAGCACCGAGGTTGCCCAGTTCGACGACAGCCCGGCGTTCAACGCCTGGATCTGGCCGACCCGGATCGCGTCGTTTTGCAGGTAGTTCTTGATCGCCGTCTGCGGGTCGATCGTCGGTGCGCCGATCAGGCCCGGGTAGTCCTTGTAGAGCTGGTCAGTCTCGGTCTGGCCGCCCGGGAAGTTGTACGGGTTCGCGGCCGACCGGTTCGGGTCCGTGTACGGGCTGGAGCCGCCCGTGCCGAGGCCGGTCTGGGTGAAGCCGGGCAACTGGCTCATCCCGGCCGCGGCCGGGGTCAGCTTGAACGGGCTTGCGATCGGCTTCGACGGCTGCTGCGTCACGCTCGCGGACGCGATCCCACCACCGCCGTAGTAGTAGGGGCTGTTGACGCTGCTGGTGGTGCCTGCGGTCGGCGGCTTGATCTTCGGCGTCGAGACGATCGCCACAGCCGGATTCTACGCTGAGTCGGTTACGACACCCTCCACGGCTGGATCTGCAGCATCCGCCGCTGCAGCGTGATCGTGTTCGCCACACCCGCCCAGACCATCAGGTTCGCAACCGCCCCGGCAGGCTGTGTTGTCTGACCGGTCGAGGGGATACCGCCCATGTTCTGTCCAGCCGGGAGATAGGTCATCGCGCCGCCGCCGACCGTTCCGGCCCCGATCGCCGGGGCGAGCCACATCCCGACCGCAGCAGTCACGTTCGTCCAGTCGACCCAGCCGGTGAAGAGATAGGTGCCTGCGCGGGGAAGCGTGAACGTCGGCGCCGCGACAACGTTCCAGCCTGAGTTGGGCACGACCACGGCAGCGGACGCTTCGACGTGGGCGGTTGTGCCTCCTACGAACTCCCACTTGTAGGTGCCGGTAGAGGCGGCGTTGTATCTGAACCGCCACTGGTAGGACGGGTTCGTCACGCTGTCAACGAGGATCGCCTCCTGCCCATCGACGGGCGAGGCGGGCAGCTGGGTGCCGTAGCTGACGGGGGTTTGCAGGCCGGGCGGGCCTTGCATCCCGCCGAGCAGGGCCATGCCGAACTCGCAAGAGTGGCGCGAGGTTCCGCCGTCGCTCGCGTTGACATTGACAGCGCTGCCGCTGTCCTGGTAACAGAGCAACTCGACGTAGTCACCGACGTTCAGATAGACCAGTGATGGCGAGTTCGCAATCGGGTTCCCCGATGCGATCTGGGTCGATCCTTGTGGGCCGCCAGCACCGATGTAGATCGACCCGTTCAGGTACGGCCACGCACCTCTGATCGTGCCTCCTGCGACACCAGCCCACTGCACCTCTCCCCAGACGAGATACGTCCCTGCGACCTGGCAGGTCAGTCGTGTCGGGCTACCCGAAACCCAGTGCGGCGACGGACCGTTGTCGTAACGGACAGTAGTCCACTGGACTGCTGTCATCGCGGTGTTCGGGATCGACTGGGTTGCGTTGCGATAGACCCTGACGCTCGGCTGCGTCGTCGGGACAACCCCGGACTGGCTGTAGCCCCAGATCGGAACCCAGTCAACACCCGCCGGGGCAGGGGCGGCCTGCGGGACGATGCTGGTCACGACACCCTCACCGGCTGAACGAAGAAGCGGGGGTAATCAATCGAGGTAGTCGTGACCCCCGAGTTGAGAAGGGGCTGTATGTACTGACCCGCTGCCGCAACGAGTCTAGATTCCTTAGCAGCACACAACTGGTAGTTGGTGCCAGCTACCTGCGTAGTTGTCCATGCACCCGAGCTAGGACTGGTAGCCGCTTGAACACCAAAACCTGTGCTGACAATGTCGGCAGCAGCACCGGTCGTGTGGTAACGGCCAGAAAAATCAACTTGATACTCACCTGACCTTGGAACCACGAACTGGAATGACGCACCTATCGGGTTGACCCAGGTGTTCGCCGGGGTGATGTACGTGCCTGTCTCGTTGTGGAGCCATGCCTGGGTTCCACCGACGAACTCCCACTTGTAGGCACTCGTTGATCCGGCGTTCCAGCGGAAGCGCCACTGGTAGCTCGGGTTCGTCACCGAGTCGACGAGAATCGCCTCCTGTCCATCCACCGGGCTGGCAGGCAGCGAGGTGCTGTAGGTGACAGGGGTGGCGGGTCCGGGCGGACCAGGCTGCCCGCCGAGCAAAGCCATCGAGAGTTGGGACGGCTCGTTAGCGCCTCCGGCAAGCGCCAGCGCCGCACCTGAATCCTGATACGCATGAACCTCCACGTAATCGCCGACGTTCAACTGGACCGGAGAGGAAGCAGTCAAGCGGGGTGAGGCAGCGCCTGTGATCGTTGCTCCTGCCAGCGACGATTCCGCCACATACAGACCGTTCACCGCTAGCGCGATTACCCGGTAAGAACCATTAGCTGCGGCGCCCATCTGGACATAGGCTGCCGCGTCATAGGTGCCAGCAACTTTGCAGGTCAGCCGCGTTGGGCTACCCGACACCCACTGGGAGCTGTTGTCGTAGCGAACAGTATCGAACGGGACAGCAGTCCAGGCCGCGTGCGGGATACTGTATGCCGTTGCGCGGTAGACGGCCACGCTCGGTGACGGTGACGCGCCCAACGTGGTCCACGGTGTCGGCGCCGCTGATGTGGGTCTGACGCAGAGGTAGGTAACGCCGTTGTAAACAACGATGTCGCCGTCCGTGTACGACCCGGCGGCGTAGTCGCCGTTGTAGCGGAGGTCGTAGGCGGTCGGGCCGAGGTTCCACATCGGCACCCACGGGTTCGACGTGGGCGGTGTGACGGGGGCGGCCTGCGGGGTGGCGACGTCGGTCATGCGACCCGCCACGGCGTCACGGTCATCCCGATCGGCCCGATCGTTGTTTGCACCGTGTTGTTGAGAAGACCCTGCCAGGTCAGGGTTTCCCCGGCCGTCATCGTTTTCCCGAGCAGCATGGTCTTACAGGCCGACGACCAGGCCGCTGTTGAAATAGCCATTCCGTAGTCGCCGACCTGGCCGCTCACTGACGACATCAGCCTGCCGTAGGCGGTGTAGCCGCCTGACGCGACACCGGCGTTGCCGAACTCGATGGTGACCAGAATCTGGTAGCTGCCGTTTCTTGGCGCTGTGAACGCTGGTCCGCTTGGGACCGCCGCCGCTGTTGTTGAGTTGGTGCTGAGCGACCCGGACGGGCCGTACACAGCAGGTGCGCCGCCGACGAACTCCCACTTGTTCGTGTCGGAGGTGCGGCCTGCGTTGTAGCGGAACCGCCACTGCCAGTTCGACCCGGTGATGCTGTCGACCAGCACCGCTTCCTGCCCGTCGTAGGGGCCGGTGGGGAGCGTGATCCCGTAGCTGGTGACGGTCGCCGGTGGCTGCGCGACAGCACCGCCGCCGGGCCATGCCGACGGTGGGCTTGTGGTGGGCATCGTGCAGATGTAGGCGATCCCCTGGTAGACGACAATCTCGCCGTCCTTGTAGGTCGGCCCGGAGGCGTAGTCGCCGTCGTAGATCAGGTCGGCACCGGCGGCGCCCCACTTGACGTCGTAGTCGGTGCCGCTGTTCTTGACCAATGCCTGGTTCGTCGACCCGGCCGGGGGGATGCCGGGGCCTGGCGGCCCGAGCGGCACCCAGTCCGTCGTTGCCGGGTCCGGCGACGCGAGCGGAACGATGATCCGGGGCTGCGGCTGGCCGTTGCTCACACTGGTGCGGGTTCGGTCTGGTCCATCGCGCTCGACGCCTCGTCGGTGATCGACACATGCACGTTGCAGGTCGAGTCGGCGGGGGCGTTGAGGAAGCTGAGCAGGTCCGGCATCAGCTCCTTCGCTGGCTTGACGAGGCTTTCCTCGTCCTTGCTCATCGTGATCATGATGCTGATGTGCATCCTGTCCCCTACGTCTTGATGATCTGGTTGACGACCACGTAAGCAGGCGTGTCGGTCGTCCCGCCGGTCGCGCCGATCGTGCCTGCGACGGTGCCGCTGACCGTCCCGGCCGGGGTGAAGTTGTGGCTGTGGGCTGCTGAGCGGCCGCCGGTCGTGAAGCTATGGGAGTGGTCACTCGACACGTAGCCGGTGTTGCCGACGTTGTTCTGGAAGTGGTTGACGCCGTTGTAGTCCGACCACTGGTAGTCGGAGCCGGACACGTACGAGGCGGTGACGCCGTGGTAGTGGTTCGCGGAGATGCCGCCGGTCGAGCCGGAGTGGGTGTGGTCTGCGCTCTCGGTGCCGGTGTTCGCGTTCGTTCCAGCGAAGCTACCCGACCAGGTGAGGCCGTTCGTGTGGCTGTGCTTCACCCTCCGGTTCGCCAAGGCTGCACCGTCGCTCTGGCCGAGCGCGGCAACGTCGCTGTGGCTGCCGAGGCCGACGATGATCCTGCCTCTGGTGTCGGGCAGGTTGAACGTCGAGGACCCGTCACCGGCGCCCCAGGTCGTGCCGATCACGGAAAACAGAGCTGAGTAGGTGGTGCGTGATACGGCGCTGCCGTCGCAGAGCAGATACCCCGTCGGTGCCGTGGCGGCGTACCAGTCGCAGCCGCCGCCGGTCGGGATCCCGCTCGCGCCGAAGCCGGGGCCGACAGCCCATCCGGCCGGGGTCGCAGAGGTGGGCCTAACGCAGAGGTACTCGTAGCCTTGGTAGACGACGATGTCACCGTCGATGTAGCTGCCCGCGGCCCAGTCGCCCTTGTAGCGGTGGTAGTCCGTGCTGCCGGAAGCGGCGATCCAGCTGGTGCCGTTCCAGTAGTAGAGCGTGTTCTGGGTCGTGTCGTAGTAGAGCTGCCCGACGACCGGGGACGATGGTGCTGACGGGAGCCGTGGTGGTTTGAGCGTCCCCGGGAAGTCGGGCATCAGCCGATCAGCGTAACGAGCTTCGTGTTCGCTGTCAGCGCGGCGCCGTAGGTGACGGTCACGTCGCCGTTCGCGGCAACGGTGATGTCGGGGATCTCGACGTTGCCCGATGTGTTGTCCTGCACCTGCACCAGGATCCCGCGGGCGGCCCTGAGCTGGTGGGTTGCCTGCGTGATCGTGATCGTCGTCCCGGCGCCGTGGGTTGCGTTGTTCGAGTAGTAGTTGACCTGGACGGCGGCGGCCTGCGTGAACTTGACCCAGGTGATCGCGGTCGTGTTCAGGGTGCCGCCCTGGTCACTGGTGCAGTTCCAGCCGCTGTCGGCGTTGACGGTGCCCTGCTCGACCCAGACGTACGCGGACACGACTTCGGCCCAGGTGTCCTGGTCTGTGACCCGGGTCCAGGCACCGGACTGGACGCTGTAGATGCCGTTGTTGGCCGGGGTCGTCTGGTTCTTGACGAGGCAGCGGTCGTTCGCGACGAGGGCGATCCCGTCGATCGTCTGGGTGCCGGAGAGGGTGATGTTGGCGGTCGTCGCAGCTTTCACCGACGGGTGGCTGTCCAAGCCTTGCTGGAGCAGGTCGACGTAGTTCTTGGTGGCGCCGTCCTGCGGGTTCGTCGGGTCGGCGAGGCTGACGATCTTCTGGCTGTTGAGGCTGACCGACGCGACCGGCGCCAGGACCTGGTCGAGGGTGCGGTTGCCTGGCATCGCCTGCTGCGCTCCGGAGCCGAGCGTGCGCAGCGACGGAACAGCGACAGCACCGTCCTTGTTCGCCGAGTTGACGTCAGCATCGACGATCGCCCCGGCCGCGATCTGCGGCGACGTGGCGGTTCCGGCGAGGTCACCGGCGAGCTGGATCGTGCCCAGGCTCGACGTGGTCGCGGGCGGGGTCGAGGTGGCGCCGCCCTTCGCCGACTGCCACTGGGTGCCGTCCCACCAGTAGAGCGTGTTGTCGGCGGTGTTGTAGTACATCTGCCCCGTCACCGGGCTGGACGGCGCCGCGCCGAGCTGGTGGATCCGGATCTGCCGGGCCTCGTATTTCGAGAAGTCGAGGTTGTTACCGAGCGTCGGCATGGATCACAGGCAGTACGCCTTGCCGGACGTAGCGGAGCCGAAGGTCAGGGTGAGGTTGTTCTGGTCGACGAAGTGGCAGTCGGGCATGATCGTGTTGTTGCCGGTGTCGACGACGGTGACGGCGGGGAAGTGGCCGAGGTTGTGCGCGACGTTCCAGGTCGCAGCAGCGGTTCCCTGCGTGTAGACGAACAGGGTGATCTGCCCGGCAGGCCCAGCAGGACCGGTAGGACCAACGGGGCCTTGGGGGCCTTGGCCGCCGCCGCCACCGGTCGCCTGGCCGCGGAACCACGGCTCCAGCCATCCTTTCAGCTCGACGAGGCCGTGGTCGGTGAAGGCGCCGACGCTGTCGATCTTCGGCGGTGGCTTACGGGAACCGGCCATCGCCTGTGTAGTAGCTGTGGTAGGAGGACTCGATCATGTAAATCTCGGTCAGCGCGGACGGGTCGAGCTGCGTCAGCCGGTACTGGATTGAGTTTGCATCAACCGACGTCGAGAAGCGGCGGCGGGCAGCCTCCGTACTCGTCGGCTTCATCGGCGACTCGGGCACCGTCTTGAAGTTCGACCCTTCGATGTTGGTGCCGACCTCGACCTGCAGCCGCGGGGTGTTGCCGCTGCTGGGACGGATGTCGTAGGTCAGGTAGGCGTCGTAGTACGCCTTCAAGCCGCCGTCCTGGCCGACCATCCGTGTCTCCATCACCGGCAGCACCGCCGCCCCGTCAGCATCCAGGGCCGGGCCGGGGTAGGGCGTGAACAGGGTCGAGAGGTCGAGCAGCCGGACCGGCTCCGAGTAGTTGCCGTCGCAGCCGTAGATGCCTGCGTGCGGCGCGACCCGGCTCGCGTAGTTGACGCAGGCGATGTTCAGCGATGTGGTCACGAACGCCTGCGAGGGGAGATGGCAGATCGTCTGGAAGTTCATTCCGGCCGGGTGGCGGCAGCTTGAGAACAGCCAGGTGTCGGCGTAGACGCCCTGCGCCAGCACCGCGCCGACGGCGGGGGCGAGGTCGTAGGTGAAGCCGCGCCAGAGCTGCCCGATCCCGGCGGCATCGTCACGGGTCGTGATGCAGGTCGGGGCGCCGCCGTTTGTGTAGTAGATGCCGTACTCGTTCGCGAAGAAGGCGTTGCCGCGGGCCTGCACGATCGTGCGGGCGTCGAAACAGCCGACGTTGCGGGCGACCGGCTGCAGCTGCATGTTCGACGGCACCCCGAAGTCTTCGCTGCCGTAGCCGGGCGGCACCTCGCCCATGATCCGCTGGATCGAGCCGCGGTGGAACACGAGCAGCTGCCCCCCGACCGACGCCATCCCGATCACCTCGTTCTCGGTGTCGTAGAAGCCGTTCACCTGCGACCAGTTGAGCGGGTCGTTGATCTCGCTGAACCAGATCCGGTTCGGGTTCTCGTTCGTGTTCGCCAAGACGAGCCGGTTCAGGTGGACGCAGCTGCACTTCGCGGCCGGAGCGCCCGGCAGGTCCTGCACGACCAGGGTCGCGCCGGACAGGTAGATCCGCTGCGGCGTGACGCCGCCCTGGCCGTGTGTCAGGAACAGGCTGCCGGTCGTGCCGCCATGCACCCAGAACTGCGGGTTCTCGTACGGGAACGCCTTCACGGTCAGGCCGCCGCCGGGCCAGGCGGTGTTCTTGGTCACGTCGTAGGCGAAATACTGGTTGCCCGCGTTCGAGCTGATCATCACCAGGCGCGGGTCGTTCGGGAACTCCGCCATCGCGCAGATGTTGATCATCTGCTCGTTCACGGCCGGACTCGCGAAGGCGGCGCCGCCGCGTTTGTAGACCTTGCCGGGCTGGTCGCAGAGGAAGTCCTGCATCCGGTAGACGCCGCCGTCGGGGATCGAGGTGCGGGGCACGTCCCTGACCATCCCGGCGGAGAAGTCGGCTTCCATGACCGGCACCGGGATCCCGTGCCGGAACATCCATGCGTTGCCGGGGCCTGGGCCTCTCCCTTGACCGGCCATTACCAGTTAGCGGGCGTGTCGACCGAGTTCGACGCGGGCACCGGCTGGTAGGCGTGAACGATCCGGAACTGCTGCGGCTGGTTCCCGGCCCGGTTGTTCTGGAAGCCGCGGAACCGCTGCAGCCAGCCCGCGCTCTCCTGCTGGTAGGTGCTCATCATGATGAAGTTCTGCTTGAACTCGGCGGCCTGCGCGTCGGCGCCGAACTCCAGCAGGTTCGACCCGTACGGCTCCGGGATCAGCCAGACGTCGCCGTCAGCGACGAGCGTCGGCGGCAGCCGGGCGCCGTAGAAGGTCAGCACCTCGCCTCCGGCGGCGGGCGGCCAGAACTCGATCAGCGGCTGCGGCCCGGACCGGTACGCGTACATCTGCGGTGCGCCCTGGCTGGGGGTGGCGCCGCCGCCCCAGGCGCGTTTCTCCAGGATCACGTCGATCCCGACCAGGTCCATCGGGCCGCGGTTGGAGCCGTCTGTCTGGGTCGAGGTGACGTAGTCGATCGCGAGGATCGACGCGGGGACGCCGGTCGAGCCGGTGTTGGCGGGAAGCGGCGAGGTCGGGATCGCGTCGGTGACGTAGAACTGCGTCTCCATGCACGCTTCCATGTACGCCTGGTTGATCCAGTCCTTGACCTTGTCGGTGTCGAGGTCCGGGTCGAGCCGGAGCTTCGCGATGACGGCGTCCTGGATGTCGGAGAAGGTGCCTGGGTAGGCCATCTACTCCCCCTGTTTGACCCACTGCGACGGGACGGGTGTGTCCGGAGCGGGAGTGTTCAGCTCGCCGCAGACGTAGCAGCGCGGCACCCAGTAGTCGAACGGCTCCAGGCACTTGCCGCAGCCGTAGCCGTTCTGGATCCGTTCGTAGTCGGGCCGCAAAAGGCCCCACTGCCAGTGGCCCTCTTCGGCGTTCCAGAGCTTGTAGATCGGCCGGAACGGTTCAGCCACGGAAGAACCCGCCTCCCGCTTTCAGGATCGAGAACAGCGCCTCCCTGACCGGGTCGGGGGCCTGCGACAGGTCGGTGCCCTGGTTCGAGAAGTCGTAGGCGGCCTGCGGGTAGACGCCCCGGTTCGAGAGCATGTACTCGTTCGGGATCATCAGGCTCTGCCGGTGCTCGTAGGCGCGGTAGCGGCCCATCAGGTTCGCGAGATGGCTGACGAAACTGGGCATCGTGACCGGACTAGCCACTGAGGGCGACCTCCCACTCGGCGATGTTGCCCTGAATCGTACGTTCAGCGCGGACGTAGTCCCGTGCCCGCTCCACCAGGCCGCTGCGGGCCTTCGCGTCCCTGATCAGGGTGCGGACACAGTGCTCCCATTCATCGACGCCTCCGGCCAGCAGGGCCGTTTCGCCGTGGACCCATTCGCGGTTGTAGACCGTGTTGTTCTGCAGCACCGCGGCGACGCCCGACATGGCGTATTCGAGGGCTTTGACGTCGCTCTTGCCGAGCGTGTGGTTCGTCGTCACCAGCGGGGCCAGACCGATGTCGAAGGGTATGTGTTGCGAGTGGTAAAGCTCTGCTGCAGCCCAGGGCAGGTGAGTGTATTGGCCCAGGATCCGTGCCCATTCCGGGTTGACCTCGCCGGGGTCGAGGCCCATGAAAACGACCTCGCAGCCCAGCTCGACCGCCAGATGTAGAGCGCGGGCGGCGAGCTTCCAGTCGGTGACGTGCTGGTGACTGCCCATGATCCCGACACGGAGCTTTCCCCAAGCCCGCTCCTGGGGCTGCCAACGAGCATCTCCGTCGTCCACGTGGTTCCGGGCAACGTGCAGTTCCGGCACATACTTCAACTCTCGCAGAAACGCCTGCCGGTAATGGTCCCTGAGCCAGTGCGTGGAGAACACGATCGCGTTCATCGACGCGAACGCGTGCATGTGGTCGCGGCGCTGCAAAGGGCCGAAGTTCGCTTGCGCCATGAAGATGTTGTGGTTCGGGTTCGAGAGGAAGTTGTCGTCGACCTCGGCAACAACACGGTGGCCGTTCGCCTGCATCGAGGCTCCGTGGATCGCCCGGATCAGGTCGGGCCTGGGGAAGACGACGGTGCCTTCGACGTCGGGGTAGTCGGTGCCGTCAAGGGTTTCGGACCATCTGAACCGAAACTCGCCCGGCTCCAGGTTCGGCTTCGTGAAGTCGTCTCTGTTGTCGAGCGGGACGATGATCAGCTTCGCGCCGACCATCCTGGCGGGCAGCTGGCAGCGCCAGTAGATGTCCGAGCTGCCGTGGACGATGACCCAGGTTGCTCTAGACGGCGGCGAAGTCGTCAGCTTCGACCGCCTCGCTCTGGCCCTCCTGCAGCTTCTTCACGACCGACTCTCTGGGGCCGCCTTCGCGGCGGCTCTCGTAGGTGAGCGCCTCGTCGACAAGACCGATCGACTTGGCGATCCCGGGGATCGCGTTCGCGTGCGTCTCCTCGTAGTTCGGCCAGGGCGGGTTCACCTTCGGCGGCTGGTGGATCCACATGTCGGCGCGCATGTCGATGTCGGCGAGGTCGCGCTCGATCTTTCGGAGCACGTACTCCTTGTCCTCGTCTGTTAGCTCCATCCGGCGGATCTCGTCGCCGATGTCGCACATGAAACGGTCGAACTGGAACACGAACAGCTTCGGCTCCTGCTTCGGGAAGCCGTCCTTCCAGTTCGTCACGAGCGGGCCTTTGACCATGTAGGTCATTTCGCCGTACTTCGACTCCAGCATCAGCGTGTCGAGGTCCTGGATCGTCATAGCTGGGTGATGCTGATCGAGAGGGTGTTGCTGCCCTTGTGGCCGGAGTCGCCGCTGCCGGAGAGGACGATGTTGAACTTCGTTCCTGGGCCGTGCCCGCAGACCTTCGTTGCGATCAGGTCTGCCGTTGCCCTAGCGACAGCGTTGAACTGCTCCAGGATGTTGTCGGGGATCGGGTTGAGGCCGAGCGCCGACGGCACGAACTCTTTCAGGACCCCGTTGACGTTGTTGTAGGTGCCGGTCCAGCCGACCGGCGCGGCCAGTGTGACCGCGTCCTGGCTCTCTACTGATGTCATGTTCCTCCTATCGGGCTGGGGGCCGCAACACCACGGCCCCCCGGCAGGATAGTCCTAGCCTGTGACGCCCTTGAGCAGCGCGTGCTTCTGCTCGTTCTTGAACACCGGGCAAGCCTCGGTCAGGTACTCGTCCTCCAGCTTGTCGGCGTCGTTGGCCTGGCGGTTCTCCAGCAGCTTCGTGTCTCTGAGGTAGTGCCACTCGGACGCGTCGAGGTCGACGAGGAACGCGTAGCCGTTGTAGGTGCGGCTGTCGAGCCACGCCTTCTCCATCACGATGTCGACGGTCCCCTGGCCGGACACGTAAGTGCTCATCGCGACCCCGAACGTGGACGCCTTGTCGGGCACGTTCGTCCGCAGCGTGTTGCGGGCGAAGCCTTCGATCGCGGTGATCACCAAGGGGCTGGCGAACAGGACCTTGCGGTCGGAGCCGTAGCGGAAGCCGGTCCGCAGGAACGTCTGGAACGCCGTCTCGGTCAAGGTGCCGACCGCCGGTGTGACGTTCGTCTGGATGTACTCGATCAGGCCCCCGGCGAACCGCTTCGGGGCGCCGGTCGCGGTCGTGATGTCCTCCTTGCGGGCGCCGAAGAAGCTGATGTGCTCCCAGTCGCGCATGTGCTCGATCGCGGCGTGCGCCTGCAGCCGGTTGCGGTCGGGTCCGCCGTACAGCTTCGAGGCGGCCTCGGTGCCGGTGATGCCGAGCGGCGTGCGGACGATCTCGCAGAAGTTCGAGAGGTTCTGCAGCTGCACCGTCTTGATCGTGCGTAGCGACGCGCCTTCCGCGTTCACGTTCGAGACGATGAACAGCTCGTCGGAGCTGGCGATTGCCTGCGCCGACACCGAGCCGATCGCACGGTTGACGCCGACCCCCGACGCGCTGACAGCGGTGACTTCCATCGCCTCACCGGTCGTCGTGTCGCGGAGCACGTCACCGACGCGGAAGTAGCTGGCGTGGGTGGTCGGGATCGCTGTCGCACCGGACGCTGCGGCGGCGGAGAGGGTGTCGTAGCGGGGCATCAGCTGGTTCTCCAGCCACTGCACCTGCGGCGAAATCGCCTGCACACGACGGAGTTTCTTCAGGAGGACGACGAGCGGGCTGGCTGACGGCTCCAGGTCCGCGATCTTGTCGTCCATGTCGATGACGCGCTGGGCCTGGTTGATGATGTCGGTCGCCAGGTCGCCCGTCAAAAGGGTTGGGGGAGCCATGAGCCTCCTTCACAAGGCGCGGATTTGACAGGTAGTGGATTGCTCCTGTCGGTGAAGGAGTCGGCTCAGGGATTGTCCGGCCGCGGGTCCCTTACCACCGATTGTTCCTAGTCCGGCGGAATCCTGGCCGGAAGATTACCGCTGGTGTAGCAAGGCCCGCAACTGCGGCGATGCGGGCCTTGGTGATGCGGTCAGGCGGAAGGCGCTGATCGCGGCCAATCAGGCGCCGCCGCGCCAGGCACTGTAGCTGGAACCGACGACGGCGTTGCGGAGCGCGTCCATCTTCTCGTCGGTCGGGTCCGCGTCCGGGTTGCGAACACCGGAGCCGCTCATCGTCTGCGCCTGCCGCTTCATCTGCGTCGTCACGAAAGTGCCGTTCTGGTTCTGCTCGATGATGTCGTTCGCCTTCACCATCTGGTAGACGCGACGGATTGCGTTCACGGTTGCCTCCGGGTTGTACAGGACCTCTTGCGGGATCAGGGTCTGGTCGTTGACGATCTCCTGGCCGACCCGGTCGCGGTACTCGTCCCAGTCGTCGATCGTCTCGCCGAGCCGCTGGTCGACCATCATCGCGAGGAGCTGGTTGTCGCGCTCCTGCTGCATCTGCATCGCCGGGTTCTGCTGCTGCTGCATCGCCGCGAACCGCTCGTCGATCGCTGAGGACGCGTACTGCTGGGCGAGGTAGGCGATCGTGCCGATCGGGTCCTCGTCGAAGCTCTGGTTGAGGCGGGCACGGATCTGGTCGTCGCCCTGCTGTGTGCGGCCGTCGTCGGGATGAACCCTGAACCCCTCGACCGCCTCGGTCAGGGCGGCGACCTGCTGCTCCAGGCGGCGCTGCCCCTCGACCGCCTCGTTCATCCGCCGCTCGGCCTCGGCGTAGCCGCGGGCCTGGTCTTCCGCCGTCTTGAACTTGTCGAGCAGGTAGTCGGGCCGTTCCGGTTCCGGCTCCGGCGTTAGCTCGGGCGGGACGGCTTGCGGCTCTGACGGGTCGGGCAGGTCGACGCCGAGCTGGTCGCGTGGGTTGTCGGCCATCAGACTGCTTCGAGTACCGGCGTGTAGCGATCCGGGTTCTGGCCGGTGCCGAGTACCGCTCCGGGTGAGCCTGCGGCGACGCCGCCCGGATCGCTGACAGCGTTCGGGGCGCAGCCGTCGGCGAGCGACGGGACGTGGCTGGTGCGGGCGAGCGTGGCCTGGTTGAAGCCTTCGCTCTGCGGCGCACTCACGCGTACATCGACTGAACGTGGCATAAGAAGTCCTCCTATCTGAGGCGATTGTAGAACGAGAGCGGCTCGTTCAGGTAGATGGCCTGGCGGGCCTGCGGGACGACCTCGGTCAGCAGCTGCCCGTCGCCGTCGTACTGGTGCGGGATCCGGTGCTTGCCGATCAGGCTGCGGCGGAGCATCGCCTGGCCGACGTCGATCAGCCCGACCCGCAGCTCAGGCATGAATGTGTTGCCGCCCTCGATCCGGCCGAACAGGATCGCGTCCGCCTTCGGGTTCTCGTAGAGGACGTCGCTGGTCCGTTTCAGCAGGTCGGGGTGCATCAACGTGTCGTCATCAAGGATGTAGACCCAGCCGCCGACGCAGGTGTTCAGCATCTGGTTCTTGACCCGCTGGCCGCCGACCGCCTCCAGGCGTTCCTGGTAGACGTGCCAGTGAACCTGCCAGTCTCCCTGCCAGTCGCTGTTGATCGACTCCCAGATCGCGGGGATGTTCTGGGGCCGGGTGACGGCGGTCAGGACATGAAGACGCATCCGATCCCTCCCCAGTCCGCGTCCGGGTCCTCGATGAACTCCTGGGTGCGGTAGCGGCCCTGCCGCTTGATCTCGGCCCAGAGCCGGTAGACCTCGATCTCGGGGTGGCCGTGCCCTTTCAGGATGTCGTGGAAGAGGACGATGCCGTTGTCGCACATTGAGAGGCCGTAGTTCTGCCAGTCGGCGACGACCTCGCGGTAGTAGTGGCCGCCGTCGATGAAGACCCAGTCGAAGGGGGCGTACTCGATCGCCTGGCTGACGACCGGTTCGCTGGCCGAGTCGCCGGTGATCTTGACGAAGTGGACGCCGTGCGGGACCCAGTCGGTGAACGGCTGCCTTGTGCCGGGCGGCGGCAGGTCGACCGACACGACAACGGCGCCGTCCTGGGCGTTCTGGAGCCAGTGGTAGAGGCTGCCACCGTGGTAGCTGCCGACCTCCAGCACCCGTTGCGGCCTCCATTTCCGGTACAGGTCGAGCGCCTGCTCGAACTCCGACCAGTGCTGCAGCAGCTCCTGGTAGGGGGCATCGACGCTAAGCAGCTTCCTCTTCCTCCTCCGCCTTCCTGATTTCGTCGCGGAACGCCATCTCTTCCTCCAGCTCTTTCGCGACCCGGTTCGGCAGGTGCAGGACGTCGAGGGCGCCGTCAACGTAGGCGCACTGCTTCTGGTACTCGGTGTAGTCGCCGAGCTGGCCGTTCAGGATCCGCTGCTGCTTCGCGGCGAGCGTCGCGTGGGCGCGGTCGACGAGCATCGTCCAGCCGGGGTGGGCGGCCATCTCCGCGATCAGGGCGGAGCGTTCCTGCAGGTCGCGGAACTCGTTGTCGTCCACTAGCTGCCGACCATGAACGGGCTGATCCGGCTGAGGGCGGCCAGCAGGGCCGGGTCGACCTCGACACCTCCGGCCTGGACGTGGCGGCCCTGGTAGACGTTCTCGCCGATCTGGGAGCCGCGGACACCGAAGAGGTCAGGCATGGGGCCGCCAGCGCCTCCTGCGCCGTTCTGTGGAGCCTGGGCGGCCTGCTGTTGGTCGATCTGCTCCTGCGTCGGCGCGGCGGCTGGCTGCACCTGCGGCGGCAGGAACAGGCTCTCGGGGTTCGGGAAGTCGTAGGCGAGCGCGACGCGTTCGAGGATCGGCTTGAAGTTGACGAAGCCGAGCTGGGCGAGCGGGGCGAACGCGTTCAGCAAAGCCAGTGCTTCGCCCCGCTCCTGCTGGCGAGAAAGGGACTCTTCTGATCCTTCGAGAGCGTAGTCGAAGTGTCCGGCGAGGTCCTGCGGGTTGACCTCGTGCCACGTCTCCTGTCCGTCGGGGCCGGTGATCTTCGCCCAGATCGTCCGGTCGAGGAACTGCTGGATCATGTCGCCCCACATCTCGAACGTGTGCTGGTAGCCCTTGTACTGGAACTGGCTCGCCTTGAACCGCAAGAGGCGCGAGGCGACCTCCTGGAGGGCGGTGACACCGGTCGCGGTGTTCTGGTCGACGGTCTGCAGGTCCGCCCCCGACACGTACGGGTTGATGCCGGTCACGAGCTGCATGTCGCTCAGCATCCGTGTCCGCTCCTGGTACACGTCGCTTGAGAGCGGCGGCACCTCGAACGGCTTGATGTCGTCGTGGTCGACGACGGCCCATTTGAACCGGGGGCGGAGCTGCAACTTGTTCGGGTCGGTGACGCCGCCCTCCCGGTAGGTCACTCCGCGCATCGTGGTCAGGTGCAGGTTGTCGATCACCATGTTCTGCAGCGTCCACATGCCGGACTGGAGGTGGTCGATCAGTTCTGTCTCCGGGATCCCTTGCAGCTCGAACATGTCGATCCGCTGCTGCGCGATCACGATCGGCTTGCGTCCGTGCCAGTACGGGTTCGGGTCGTTGCGGAGCAGCACCTGCCGTGAGCAGACGACCGAGACGGTTTCGTCGGTCCAGATTTCGAGCAGCTCGTACAGGTCTTTGTTGCGGCCCTGCTCGCCGCTGTTGACGACCTGGTTTTGGCGGGTCGTGGAGCGCATCTGGGTCGGGCCGACCTTGATCGCCTCGGCGACGTTGTGGTAGATGCCGTCGCACTGGTCGTCGGTGTGCTCGCCGGGCGCGTTGCACTGCTGCTTTCGGAGCTGGTCTTCGGTCAGCCAGCTCCTGAGGACGATGTAGCGGGCGTTGTCGACGTCGCGGGCGTTCGCGTCCCACCAGATGTCGTAGATGTTCCACGGCTCGAAGGTGGGGCCGTCGCGGACGACGACGTCCATCGCGGCGCCGCGGTTGTTGGTCTGGTAGAGCCAATGCACCTTCGCGGCGGTGACGCCGTAGACCAAGCCTTGCTGCGCGAACACGGGCTGCCGGTCGACCATGTGGTCTTCGCGGACGAAGTAGTCCATCGCGACCTGCATCGCTTTCGCGTTCGCTTCCAGGTCGGGGTGCCTGGGCTTGACCATGCAGCGCGGGAAGCCGCTGACGATGTTGACGAGCGCGGTGTCGATCGACTGGAGGCCGTACGGGACTCTCAGCTTCGACTGCCACGGCTCCAGGCTGTCGGGGCGCTTCTCGGTCGCCCGCCAGACGTCGTAGGAGTGGTCGTAGCGGCGCTTGCGGGTCTTGAGTTCTTTCTCTCCGGCGTCGATCAGGCGGAGCAGCGTCTGGACGACGAGTGCGTCCGACTGCCGCGCCTGCGATTCGTCAACCGCCACGCTTCTTCTTCTTCTTGCCGCCGCCCAGCTTCATCAGGGTGAGCGCCAAGCGGGCGCGTTGGCCGGTGGTGCCGCTGTCGTGCTGGTGGGCGAGCGCGAACTGGCGCGTCGACTGGCCTGCGCGTTGCGCCTGCGCCTTGAACGCCCCGGGATGCTTGATCGCGCCCTGGATGAAGTGCTTAGCCATAGGCGCTACCGGACAGTCGTTGTCCGATCGCCTGCTGGGCCGTGTTCTGCTGGGCGCCCATCAGCTGCGTCTGGATCCCCATCAGCTGCTGCAGGCACTGGGTCGCGACCTGCGAGGCTTTCGGGTCGGTCAGGATCGTGATCAGCTGGTGCAGGTCGGTGATCACGGCCTGCAGCGCCTGGAGCTGGTCGCCGCCGGAGGGGGTGTCGTTGCCGCCGAAGTTGTAGTCCTGGCTGCTAATAGCCGGTCACCTCGAACTGCGGCACGTATTCCTTCTCCTTCACCTTCCTGAGCGTACGGGGCAGGTCGGACACGACTTTGACGCCGATCGCGAGCGCCATCACCAGGTCGTCGTTGTGGCCTGGCTGGGCCTCCGGCTTTTCGCGCTCAGAATAAACGAAAGTGCCCATCTCCCCTAGCGTGCGCAGGCTGTAGAGGCCCAGCTCCCGCTCCCGGACGGCCGTCTCCAGCACCTCCAGGATCCAGTAGCGCATCCGGATCGTCGTGTCGAAGCCGGTCCTGTCGGTGAACTTCTGGCTGAGGCGGTCGAAGGTGCGTTTCAGGTACAGCCGCTTGTAGTGGTATCGCTTCAAGACTTGCTCGACCGCGAGTCCCCAGCCGCCGGTGACCTCCGGGACGATGTAGGCGTCGTTGTAGATGCGGCCGAGGCGGTACGCCTCCTGAGCTACCAGGCCGGTTTCCAGTTTCCCCTGCCACTCGGCGACCTGCTCGAACGTTTCGACATCAAGGACCTGGATGGCCGAAAAGTCGGTGCCGCGACCCGAGCTGGCGTCAATGGAGAGCACGTAACGATGAGCCTCAACGACCTTCTTCGTCTGCTCGTCGAAGCTGCGGCGGACTGGTTTCTTGAAGACGATCAACGGGCCTGAGTCGCCTTCGATCGTGATCTGCTGCTCCCGCTTCGGCTTCGTCTTTGTGCGGCCGGTGCGGTAGGCGACGTCGGCTTCGATGTCGCCGACGGTGTGGCACGCCTGGAAGACGGGCTTCACGTCGGCGGCCCGTTCGATGTAGTAGCGGAGTGAGTCGGCGTCGAAGAACGCGTTGCCGGAGATGAACTCCCACAACCCTTCGAGGTAGCGCCTGCGCATCCACTCCTTCATGCCGCCGAGGGTGTGCTTCAAGTAGTCGGATGGCAGGAACGGGTTGTCGGCGGCGCGGGCGAACACGAACTCGCAGTCGCCGAGCGATTCGATCGCGCCTTCCATCCAGAGTTCGTCTTTGCGGAACCCGAACTCGGTCTTTTCGGCGCCGTCGAGCATGAACCACTTCTGCAGCCAGTGGCCGGGGTTGGACGGGTTGAAGGTCAGGAGCGCCTTGTTCGGCATGTGGGCGCAGTCGCGGTTGTTCTGCCGTTCGCAGTCGCGGCAACGCTGGCGCAGGCGGGTGATGATCCGGAGGACGGTGTCCTCTTCGATCTCCTGGCACTCGTCGAAGAAGGCGACGCCGATCTCTGAGCTGTACCAGCGGATCGGGTCGTCGAGGCCGACGAAGTGGATCGTCGAGCCGTTCCAGAGCTGGATGTAGTCCTCCCCGGCTGACGCTCTGCTGCGGGTGATCAGCTGGTGCGGCACGACCTGGTTCAGCATCGTTTTCCTGGTCGTCTCGACGATGCTGGTGTGGGCTTGGCGGCAGCAGAGCGCCATCAGGCCGGGGTGGTCGAGCGCGTAGTCGAAGACCTGTTCGCAGCCGGTGCGGCTTTTGCCGCCGCCCATCGCGCCGCCGTAGCCGCGGATCTTCGCCTGGCTTAGGAGGAACGCCCTTTGCGGCGGCAGGGCGTCGAAGACGCTGACGATCGTTTCGGCCACATCACTCGGGCGGGTTCGGGACTGCGAGCAGCCGGTAGCCGCCGCCGACCTGGTCGGTGATCTCTTCGCCGGTGTCGTCGTAGCCGGTCACGATCGTGACCAGTTCCCGTTCGACCTCTCCGGCTTCCAAGAGCCGGTTCAGCTCTTCTGCGACCTGCTCCGGGTCGAGTCCTTCGGCTGCGAACGCGGCGGCGTTCGGGAAGATGAAGTAGTCGCGGCTCTGGCCTTTGAGGACGGCGTAGACCTGCTCGTCGAACGGCTGGCTCATGTTTTGATGATCCGGTTCGCGGTGACGTAGGCGGGTGTGTCGATCGTGCCGCCGCTGGCTCCGATCGTGCCGCCGACGGTGACGGAGCCGTTGATCGCGGGGGCGCTGGTGATCGAGCCGACGCCGCCGCTGCAGGCGGGGTAGCTGAGCGGGCTGCTGGTGCCTTGCCCGGACAGGTCGACGCTGCTGTTGATGTTGCCCTGGCCGCCACCGCCGCCACCGGAGTAGCTCGGGCTGACGCCAACAACGACGCTGCTGGCGGTTGAGTAGTGCTGGTGGTTCGGCAGCGAGATCGAGTGGTAGTGGTTGTGGTCGGGCAGCGTCAAACCTGAGGGTGACGCGGTGACGCCGTTGGTGTGGTAGTGCTTGGCGCGCCGGTTCGCCAAGGCGGAGCCGTCGTTCGAGCCGAGCGCGCTGACGTCGGCGTGGGTGCCGACGCCGATGATCAGCCGTCCGCGGGTGTCGGGGAGGTTGAAGGTGGTGGATCCGTCTCCGGCGCCGTAGGCGTTGCCGACGATCGCGTAGAGGGCTGAGTAGGTGGTGCGGTTGACGGCGGAGCCGTCGCAGAGCAGGTAGCCGCTGGGGGCTGAGGACCCGAACCATTCGCAGCCTGAGCCGGTCGGCATCCCAACCCCGGCCGGACCCTGGGCGCCGGTCGCGCCGGTGGCGCCTTGCGGGCCTGCGGGGCCTTGCGGGCCGATGCCGAAGTTGACGGGGCCGTTGTCGTACCAGGCGGTCCCGTTCCAGATCCAGCAGTGGAGCAGGTCCTGGGTGACGTATTCGGCGCCCTGGACGTTGCCGGTCGGCGGCAACGCGCTTGAACTGCTGACCATGCCCATGTATTGAACGCCGGTGCCTGCGGTGCCTTGGATCCCTTGCGGGCCGGTCGGGCCGGTCGGTCCCTGCGAGCCTGTTGGTCCGGCGACGCCCTGGATCCCTTGCGGCCCGGCGGGGCCGGTCGCGCCGGTCGCGCCGGTCGGGCCTTGCGGACCGGCGGGTCCTTGTCCGGCCTGCTGGACGGCGCCGAGGTCGCGCAGCTGCGCGGAGCCGGTCGAGGTGACGTCGAGCGGGCTGGTTGAGGGGCTAGGCACGCTTAGTTGTTCCTTGGATCGACGCTTTGCAGATCAGGATCGCTCGCAGCTTCGAGTGGCCCTGCGCCATTACCTTCTGGATGCACTGCTCCATCTTCGCGTCGTTCGTCGCGTTGTCGCCGCCGATCTTCTTCGATAGCCCGTAGGGCACCCTCGACCTCTTCGTCTGAGTCGGTGACGGTCAGCCGTTTGAAAACTACCGGGTCGGTTGAGGCGGTGCTCTCGCCGACACGGCCGAACGCCTGGTTGAGCAGGTCAGGCAACGCGAGCGCGACGGCTTTGGCGTCGTTGACTTTGGTGCGTTGCATCTGGTGGCGGCCGCAGAACTTGCAGCTGAAATCGGCTGAGGTGGACTTCTGGATCGCCAAGACCTCGTCGATCAGGACTTTCAGCTGTTCCTGGGTGAGGACGCCACGGAGCGCGTCGGCGAGCATCTCGCGGGGCGCGTCAGCCACGCGGCGGGCCGGTGCCTTTCCAGTTCGGGCCGAAGATGTTCTGGATCAGGGCGTGAAGGTCTGGAGTGATGTATTTGGCGCCGCCTTGGGCGCCGGTGATCCCGAAGAGGCTGCGGCCGACGCCGCCGGTGCCCTCGAACGGCAGCATCTCCTGCATGTGGTTGAGCTTCCCGATCGCGTCGACCATTCCTTCGGTGACGTCGTTCTTGCCTTGCCACTGACCTGAGCGGAACGCGTCGCGGAGCGCCCTGGCGGCGCCAGAGAAGTCGTTGTGGGTGACTTGGGCGGCGATCTGGCCGAAGAAGTTGTTGGCGCCACCCGCACCGCGGAACTGCGGGTTGAGGGCGGGGTGGTCGGCGAGGTCCATCAGCTGGTCGATCACTTGCCGTTTCATCGCGAACGCTTCCTGGCCGCGGCCGAGCACGACGTTGCTGCCGATGCCGCTGTGTGTTCCTCCGGGAAGGTCGGCGATTTCAGATGCTCTGGCACGGCCTTCGAACAGATACTGGAGCGGGTTCCCGGCCATTTTGACTCCGCCGGGCATCGGGTCGGTCGCATCGCGAGGGTACGGAGCCGGTTGGCCGATGCGCTGTTGGAGCGCCGCAACGCTGGGGTCGGTGGGGTTGTAGACGTTTCCGAGCTTCGTGATCTTGTTGCGGCTGGCGGCTTCGATCGTGTCGAGGAAGTTCTGCTGGCCGAAGGTCGGTTCGCCGCGGAACTTGCCTGGGACGCCGACTCCGAGCGCGAGGCCGTACGGGCTGGTGAGGCCGTGGCTGAGGGCGCCCAATGGGTGCTGGTAGATGCGTGCGAGCGCGTGCGCCCAGTCGGTCGGGTTGGTGATGTCGTCGCCGGGCCGGGTGGCGGCCCTTGTGATCGCGTGGACGACCGCGCCGAGCGGGCCGTCCATTTAGCGGCCCCAGATGCGGCCCCAGGTGGAGGGCCTGAACATCGGCGCGTTCGCCGGGTTCGGTGGCGTCAGCCCGAGTCCGGACGACGACCAGAGCGGCCCCGAGCCGGGGATCGCCCGCGAGTAGGGCGTCTGTCCCGCTCGGGCGGCGGCGCGGGCGGCCATGTGCGCTCTCGCCCAGCCTTCGGCGGTCGCGGGCAGGCTTCTGTTCGCGGCGAGGACTTTCTGGGCGGCCGCCCATCCGGTAGCCGGGTTCGTGGCGACCGTTCTCGGCCCGAGCGTCGATGTTTCGCCGACGACCCGGCCGAGCGTCGTTGTTTCACCGGCGAGCTTGCCGCCGGGGATCATCATCGCGTAGGGGCTGTTGGAGGCTTGCTGGATGCTGCCCCAGGGGTGGTAGAGCGCGTTCAGCCAGTCCTGCGGGGAAAGAACAGAGTCGCCCGGATGAGTGAACGCGCCTTCGACGTTGGCGCCGAAGACGCGGGCGAGGTGTCCGATGTCCACAGGCAGAGTTTACGTCGTGGCCCGGCAGGGGTCACCCCGCCAGAGAGGGCGGGTCGTCGATTCGCGAAGGCGGTGGTGTCGAGGACTGAGCTGCCTGCGACCATCAGGGGACAGCGTCTCCCCCAACAACAGTGCTATTTGCGTAAAAAGGAAACGGCCCACCTTGACGCCTCAGGGTGGGCCGTGGTTAGCTCCGCAGTTGGAGGCTACGAAAGCTGGGGTGCATATTACCCGGTTGATCGGATGTTATGCATCCTCGCTTTCGTAGCGGCCGTCAGGGGAATCGGCCCGCCGACGAGCCAGGCGACACGGATCGGATGCCACCGGCTCAGAGGATTGCTTCCTCCGTCCTCCCAGTTTGAGGGGGGGTTGGGGGGGAGCGCCTTTGAGCTGGCTCTCCGGCTCGGATAGGCGTTAGCTGTCTGCTACTGGAGGTGAGAGAAAACCCCATGTTCCATGCACCAGCAACTGAACAGAAGGCTGTCGAGATGCTCGTGAAAGCCTGTAAGGCGAAAAGCGAAGTTCTCCAGCACTACTACGTCGTCGCCGCCAAGTTTTTCGCGCTCTCAGCACGGGAACAAGCGGCGCGGCGCGGAAGGAGGTCTGATGCCGCCTGTGACCATTGACACCGCGATGCTGATCGGGATCTTCGTTTGTGCTCTGATTCTCACAATCAAGTTCACCTAGGAGGAACCCGTGGCTGACACACCGAAGCGGTCCTCGTCGAAGAGCGACCCTGCGGCGGAGCCTGTCGACGAGCGCAGCTGGTTCGCCGTCAAGACGCAGCAGGCAGGCGCAAGCCAGTACCTCGCCGCCGACGAAGACGACGCCCGTGCGATGCACGAGCGGATCATCCCCGGCGACACGATCATCAGCGTCACACCGGTTTGAGCGAGCAGCTACCAGCCGACCCGGTCAACCTCAACCCGAACCTGCTCTGCAAAGTCTGGACGATGACCGACGCAGACACCAAAAGCGAGCTGGTCGCCGCAGCCTACGACCAAGACCAGGCGATCATCATCGCCTCCAACTGGTTCGCCGCCCGCGAAATCATCAAGCCCGACACGCACATCATGGTCGGCGTCTTCAACTCGACCGGTGAGCTGATCGCGCAGATCGGCACGATCAAGTAGCCTCAGCCGCTCCGAACCGTCCAGCAGACGGCCCGGAACCTCAGGGCAGCGGAGAGGCCGACGGCAGCCATGACAAGCACCAGATCGGCCTCTCCGCTCTCTAACCCAGGCCAAGTCTCAGCAGCTGGCACAAGCACCACCCCTCTCAACAACCCGTAGGACACAACCGTCACCGTACACACGCGGGGGCGAATCAGATTTCCCGAGGATGTATCACGGCCG